AAACACCGCCTCAAACTCCATTTCTAAATCCTGCATCAGCAGGTATAGGGCAACCGAGTTTACGCCGAAACCCATCGATAGGTAATTTTTCAAATTCTGCTCCATCGCGAAAACTGATTATACTTTCGAATATGGCAGGGCTTTATTGCCTGCCACCCCACCACTATTCCCCACAAAACTACCATTCCAAAAACCAACTGTCAATAACCTATTTCTATAAAAACGCATTAGTGCAATAATACCCTTGCACAGTAAATAATTATGTGCTAAACAATACTCATTCGCTAGTAGCATAATACTACATTGGAGGTTAGGAAAATGTTCAAGTTTAAGCCGAAAAAAGTACGGAAACTCAGAGAGAAGCATAAGCTCACGGTTTACTCATTTGGTAAGCGCATCGGCGTGAAAACCAATTTTGTCGTGAACGGGTATGAGAACGGATCGATTACCCCTTCGGTTCCGACGCTCGAAAAAATGTGCGCGGAATTTGGGGTTGAGCCGAACTACTTCTTCACCTGAGAGGAAGGGTGATGAGCAAGGAATTGTCCGAAGCGGAAGAGAGTTTTTATCTGGCCATCAGGGCGTTCAAACATCCCATCCCGGAGCGTGAGTTTTTATTCCTGCCCGGGAGAAAGTACAGGATCGACTTCGCGTGGCCGGAGCAGAAAGTAGCACTGGAGGTGGAGGGCGGCCTTTACCATGGCGGCAGGCATACCTCAATCACCGGGTTTGAAGGTGATTGCATCAAGTATGCTCTTCTCGCTCAGAACGGGTGGAGGCTGTACAGATTTTCAACAGGGCAGGTCAAGAAAGGGATTGCCCTCATGTTCATGGAGGAGGAGTTTAGGCGATGGGCCGAAAACGATACGACAGGAGGCGGGCGCTGAACCTCGAAGAGTTGAAGGAAGAGCCGAGGAAGTCGAGCTCGTATCGAAACGTTGGATTTCACCGATGGAGGAACAGAAGTGAAGGAAGAAAACAGAGCAACATACGCTGACGGTATTCTTTTTCTTGGAGAGCTGCGAGACGGTGATTGCGTGGCGGAACTTTACGAGAAAGTGAAAAACATCACTGCGGCATGTGTGCAGACCGGGAAGAAGGGAGAACTTATCTTGAAACTCTCATTCTCCCCACAAGGTATGCAGGTAATTATCAAGGATGACTTTAAAGAGAAGGTGCCTCAATTCACCGTACAGCCTACGGTGATGTTCGCAGATTCGGATGGCAATATCACCCGCCGGAGCCCCAGGCAGATGTCCCTTGGCGACGCCGTGAAGGTGAAAACCAAGGCTGATACCGTGAGGGTTGACGGAGAGGAAGAATCTGTAAGAGTGAACCCTGAAACAGGCGAAGTAATCAGGGTCCAGTGATCCAGTAAGAAATCAAATACACACCAACAAGAAGGAGAACTTTCATGAAAGAAATGGAGAAAATCCCGGCTGCCGAGTCGATCAGGGAGTTGCTTATGAATGGATTGGCTATGGCGAAAGTAAATGAAGAAAAGGAGATGCTTTATGCCATCCTTCCGGAAGGATGTTCGTTGGCAACTCACGACCTCGCCAAGCGCAACGAGGAGATGGAAGACCGCAGAATAGTCAGGGAAACCGGCCGGCCGATGCGGAACACCGGACTCGTGACCGTTGCCGACGTCGACTCTTTCGTCCTCATGGTAAGACGGGAGTTAATCCCGGCCACCACCATCATCAAAGCTGACGTGGAGGAGCGTACCTTTAAGGCTATCATCAACTTCGCCGAGAATGGCGAGAAGGCTGGGCACAGCGACAGGAGTATCAATTTCGAGCTGGTCGCCACTGAAGAATTCAAGCGATGGCTTGGGAAGAACAGGGTTCACATGGGGCAAATGGACATTGCCTATTTCATCGAAGAAAACCTTGATAGTATCAGCGACCCACCAGCCGGCGAGATGCTGACCATGGTACAAAATCTCAAGGTCAAGAAGCGGGCGAAATGGGAGAGTTCGATCGATACCGCCACCGGTCAACAGAACGTTTCATATTCCGAAGAGGTGAAGGGTGAGCAGCAGAAGGGAGACATGGATTTTCGGTCTGCTTTCACCATTACCGTCCCGCCGTTCTACGGCACCAAGCCTTACGAAATTCAGTGCAGCCTCCGGTTCTCGGTCGAGGACGGCAGCCTGAGAATCTTCTTTGTCATGCAGAATCTGCATAAGATTCTGGACCATGCCTTCAACTCCGAGATGGAGAAAATCAAAGAAGCGATGGGTGAGTTGCAGGTACCAATTATCAACGTTCGATAAGGCCAACCTGAAATAAAAACTCCCCGGCCCAAACGAGAATGGACCGGGGAGCAACGGCGTGACGAGCCAACCCACAAGGAGAATATTACCATGAAGTTGATAGAATTACAAATCCGCAATTTTAAGGGATTCACCAATTTTACTTTTACCCCGGACGGCAAGAACTTGACCGTCTATGGTGACAATGCCACCGGCAAATCAACGATCTGCGATGCCGTACAATGGCTCTATTTTGGCAAAGACAGCCTGGACCAAGCTAACTTCGCAATCAAACCGATCGGCATGGTTGGGACCCCAATCGCACCAGTTGAGTGTGAAGTAAAAGCCGTCTTCACCAATGGAATTTCCCAGGGAACCACTTCCCTTTGCAGGGTAATGACTGAGAAGTGGACGAAACAACGTGGCTCGGTCCTAAAGGAATTGACGGGGCACACGACAGAATATTATATCGACGATACGCCGGTCACCGAAGGTGCCTATAAAATTAAGGTTGGCGAGATCACTACCGGCGAACAGATATTCAAACTGCTCACATCCTGCACCTATTTCAACGAGACCATGCACTGGAAGGAGCGGATAACTCTTCTGCTTAATATCTGCGGCACCATCACTGACGCCGATGTCATCAACGCCTTCCCCGAACTCTCGGCTCTTCCTGCTCTCCTTCAAGGAAAAGATCCGGAAGCCTTCAAGGCGACCATCATGTCGCAGCGGAAAGAAATCAATACCAAGATCGAGGGCATTCCGGCGAGGATTGACGAGGTGCAGCGTGGCCGGCCGGAGAATGTCGATTCCGGCCAGAAGAGCGCCAAGGCTGATTTTCTCACGTCGACAAGAAACCTGCTGGCGGCCAAAAACACCGAACTCACCCAGGCGGAAATGGGTGGCGGGGTGGCGGCGACCAAGGCGAAGATCGCCGATGTCGAATTGCAGATCACTCAGCTGAAAAATACCATTCTGCAGGCCAAGAACAAGAAGGTCCAGGATATCCAAGAGCGGCTCAACAACTTGAAACAGGAAGAGCCAAAACTCAACCTGAAGACCAGCACGGCAAAAACCAATCTCGGCATAGCCACCAGCGACCGGCAGCACACCGTCGAGGTGACGGAGAAGCTCAGGGATGAATATGCCGCTATCGACGCCCTTGTTTTCACCGGAAACCACTGCCCATATTGTTCTCAGGTTCTCCCGGCAGATCACTGCCCATATTGTTCTCAGGTTCTCCCGGCAGATCAACTGGAGGCAGCAGAGAAGGCCTTCAACTTGGAGAAGTCCACAAAACTGACCAAGTGCGTGGAAACCGGCCAGGCGAACAACCAGCGGATCTCCGAACTGGATGCCGAAATTAAGGCGTATGGCGTCGAGATAGAAGCCACAGGCAAAACCATTACCGACCTCAAAAAAAGCATTCAGGAAGTCACCGGCGAGTTGCAAAAGGCAAAAGATGATGACGGCAAAACTCAGGAACTCACCGCCCTTGATTTTTCCATGAGCAACCTCCATCTGGAACTGGAAAAGAACAAGTTGGGGAGCCGCGATCTGGTAGAGAAACTGACAGCCGAAAAAACCAGGCTCGAAAAATCAATCGAAGAAACCGAGAAAGTAATCGCTCAAATTGATCAGGCTGAAAAAGACGATGCGCGAATTGCCGAACTCAAGCAAGAAGAGAAGGACCTGGCCGCGAAATTCGAGGTAACTGAGCGCAACCTCTTCCTTATCGAAACCCTGATCAAAAAGAAATGCGAGATGCTGGAAGGCGTAATCAACAGCCGATTCCCCACAGTGCGATTCAGATTATTCAAGAACCAGATCAACGGCGGTATCGAGCCAATTTGCGAAGCCGAAGTTTGCGGGGTGCCCTACAATTCTCTCAACCATGCAAAGAGGATCCACGCCGGGCTGGAAATCATCGATGTGGTTGGCGACTACTACGGCTTCCATCCGATGGTATTTGTGGATGGGAAAGAATCACTGACCACCATGCCGGAGATGAAGAGTCAGGTGATTTGCATGGTGGTGTCGGAACCGGATAAGAAACTGCGTTTCGAGGCTCAATAGGAAAGTAATATCAATATCTGCGATGGAGCAGAAATGAACACATCTGAATTTAGAAAAGAACTCGTGAAAATAATGCCTGGGTACGAATGGACGGTGCATAGACCGTACTCTGACGTGGGCGGATATCTTTCTGCCACCGGTATACAGAGTAGCGGGTTTAATCGGCTTTCAACTTTACAAGTCGTGAGAAGAGAGAGAAATGAAACTGTCGAATATGAAGTGAAAAGTTCGGGTTTCGGTAAAAACTCCCCATGGCTATCTGAAGCAACAGACGGCACTCTCGCAAGGGCGCTGCGGACGCTTCAAACACACTACGAACACAGGGCTTCTTTGCATGCAAGCCACGCCAGAGCACTGGAATCTGCTCGTAAGCCAAAGCCCACAGCCTGAGGTTAACATGTCTGAAATAAGGTTCACCACTGACAATATCAAAGACTTCCAGAATGGCTTGGCATACGTCAAGCGGAGCAGGGATAATCGCCGTCAGCCGACAGTACGGATAACTCTGCCAGACGGCACCAGCACGGCCCTATGCACATCGACCTATAATTACAACATGTCATATGAAATGCAGTGCATAGTGGCACAACGCATAGCTGATTTATGGAATTCTCAACGTTAGGAAAAGATTGGTTATAACTGAATATTTGCCAAAACCCATGATCAAAATAACCACAATTGCCTCATCATCATCCGGCAACTGCTACCTCCTCGATAACGGGAAATCGAAACTTGTTATCGAGGCCGGAATCAGTATTGCGAAGATCAAAGAAGCGATGGGTTTTCAGTTGTCGTCATCTGCTGGGTGCCTGGTCAGTCACGGCCATGGCGATCATGCGAAGGCGGTAAAGGATATGATGATAGCCGGAGTGGATGTTTTTATGAGCAAAGGTGCCGCAGAACAGATCGGAGCGACCGGTCACCGCATGAATCACGTCCAGGCGCTGCAGCAATTCACGGTTGGCGGATGGACCGTGCTGCCGTTCGACGTGGTTCATGATGCTGAAGAACCACTTGGATTCATTATTGCGTCCGGTGATGAGAAGGTCCTCTTTATAACCGATCTTGCCTATTGCAAGTATCGATTCTCAGGGGTTACGCACCTGATGATCGAGGCGAATTTTTGCGAGAAGATCCTCGCCGAGAACGTGGCGTCCGGATTGGTCGAAAAAGAGCGCTGCTGGCGGATTATAAAGAGCCACATGAGCATTCAGCGGGTAGTAGACCTCCTAAGGCAGATGGATAAAAGCAGGTTGAAGGAAATTCATCTTCTTCATCTCTCGTCGGCGAATAGCCATGAGGCGATGTTTAAGAAATTAGTTGCAGAAACGACCGGTAAAACAGTTTACGTAGGATAATAATTTGTACTAAGTTGTTCAAAAAGTTTGACTGTTCTATGTAGTATGGTATTCTTACGCCATCGCTTAGCGGATGGCACCCGCGCAGTAAGGGCGATAAACCAGAATTACAGGTGACATGTTGAATAATCGAAACTTTTTTAAAATGGCAAGCAGCTGGACGTGCCAAACTATTCCACCTTGGGTACCTGTGCCCTTGGAAGGTGGAATAGGTCCAGCTGCTTGCCATTTTTTTTGGTGAAACCTATGCGAGAAAAAGATGACATAGATGATGATTTTGAAGATTGGATAGAAAGATTGCGCGAGTACTCCAAGGAGAAACGAGAAATTTTTGAATCTGGAATGCCTTTCTCGCAGGATGTTCACGAAGAACTGATTGATAATCATAGGGTGTGACTGTGGGCACATCATCGACAAGATACAGGACAGTGCATTGTCTGATATGGAATGATGATAAATTTCCTTATATGTCCGACTATGGAAAACTCGTTTTTCTTCACCTCCTCACCACAACGTTTTCATCACCATTCGGTTGCTTTAAGGCGGGGAAAGCATCGCTCCTTGAAGAGTCTCGAATGAACCTCGAAGGGTTTGGCAAAGGGTTTGCCGAAGGGTTAAAAGCAGGTTTGTTTAAATATGACGAAAGGACCCTTACTATCCTTCTTCCAAACTTTCTGAAACACAATAAACCGGCAAATCCGAATGTGGTAAAAATGTGGGGAAAACTGTTTTCAGAGTTGCCTGACGGACCATTGAAAAACGAGAATTACTTATTAATAAAAGCATGTTGCGAAGGGTTAGGTAAAGGGTTTGCCGAAGGGTTTGCCGAAGGGTTTAGGGAACCATGTCGAAACCATATGCCAATACAGGAACAGGAACAGGAACAGGAACAGAATAATAACAACCTTTCCGCTTCTGACGAAGACGGTGGAGTAAAAGAGGTTGAAGAAGAGACTTTTTACCTTTCAAAGAAAAAACGAAAATTAAAAGGAAAGGTTCTTGAAAATTTCAATCTTTTCTGGGCAGCTTTTGCTTACCCGAAAGCAAAAGCTGAGGCAGCTGACGCCTGGTTGGACGTATATTCGCAAAATCTCGTCGACGCCATTATAAACGCCGCAAGAATCGAAGCAGCAGAGAGACCGAGAATTATCGCTCAGGGGAAAACACCAAAGTACGCCCAAGGTTGGTTGTCGGGGAGAAGGTGGGAGGATTCACTCGGGGAAGATGGTAGCAATAAATTATTCGACTGCGAGCGATGCAATTACAAACTCAACCACCAAACCACATGCTGGAAAGAGGGCCGTAAAACATGCTCATCATACCAGAAGGTTGAGTTATGAACGCGCCGCACAGTCTTCAATCAACAAGAGTCCCGCCGCAGAATATAGAGGCCGAGATGTCTATCATCGGCACATGCATGCTTTACCCAGACGCTGTGACAACCGTAGTCGCAGAGCTTGCCCCGCAGGATTTTTACAAGACGCATCACCGAAGTATTTTTGAGGCAATTTATTCTCTTTGGCACAAGAGGGTCAACGTCGACCTTGTAACCGTTTCGTCTTTCCTGAAGGATATTTCGAAACTTGAGGAGGTCGGAGGTTTCGCATACCTGTCATCGCTTTGTGCTGTGGTCCCGATAAGGTCAAGAATAAAAGATTTTTGCCAGATCGTGAAAGAGAAGGCGAAAGCACGGCAGTTGATCAAGGTCGCCGAAGAAATCGCCGGATCATGCTATGACGGTGCCCCGGTAAATGATCTGGTGAATGAGTTTGGCCAGGAGATCGTTAATCTGTCCACCGATGACACCGAATATACCAGGGATATCTCCGTCATCACTGATTCGTTACTCAAACACATCACCGAAATCCATAATGGTGAGAAAGACACGTTTGGGCTTCCAACCGGATTTGCTGATTTCGACAGCCTGATTGGAGGCCTACAAAAAGCAGAGGTGACTATTATTGCCGGCCGGCCAGCGATGGGGAAAACCACATTTGTCATGAATATCGCCCATCATGTGGCTAAGGCCGGGACGGGGGTGTTGATTTTCTCAATGGAAATGGCATCTGAAAGGCTGGTACAAAAACTCATCTCGACCATCTCTGGCGTGAACACCAAAAAAATGGATCGGGGTTTAATGACGCCTGATCAATTAAAGGCTGTTCAGGAAGCGGCAATTTTTCTAAAGAAACTGCCAATCACCATTGATGAAAGCTCTGCCCTTGGTATCACCCAAATTCAAGCCAGAGCGAAAATCCAGGCCATGAGGCGATCTATTGGCCTGGTGGTTGTCGATTATATGCAACTCGGGAAAGCCAAGGCAGTTTCCAGGGAGCAAGAGATTACCGCAATTTCTGCAGGGCTTAAGGCTTTGTCGAAAGATTTAAATGTGCCGGTCATTGCCCTATCACAGCTTTCCCGGAAATGTGATGAGCGACCGGACAAGAAACCAATGATGTCTGATCTCCGGGAATCTGGTTCGATTGAACAAGATGCAGGGGTTATTGCCTTCATCTATCGGGATGAGGTGTATAACACGTCAGAAGACAATCCGTTACGAGGATTGGCTGAAATAATCGTGAGGAAAAACAGATACGGCGATCCTGGAACTGTGAAAATGTTCTTTGATGGGGGCCGGTGTAGGTTCGGCGATATGGTTCAGGAAATAAACTAGGTGGCGGCCGGTTGTGACCACTAAGAAAGTACAATCAACCAGAGGCACCTATGAAAAATCGCAATCAAAAGTATCGAGTAAAATACTGGAGGCAGGTTAACCCGGAGTTTGGCGAGTGGGTAAAAACTGGCCTGATGTCGAAAGACTCAGCGGAAAAAGTTGCCGAGAGTCTGAGAGAATATCACGAACTGGTGGAGGTATACGAAGATGAAAACGAATGAGCAGAAACGCAAAGAATTTGAAGAATTATCACGACCTTTAATAAAGTGGCTGAACGATAATATGCATCCTCACGCTACGATTATCATCGACACCACACATGCTGAACTGGTGGAAGGTGTTTGCGCTTTCACCACAGAAGACTACCTGAAAGACTGAAAAATGAACGGTGTGGCAGAAAGGTAGAATGCACTCCTAAAGCCTGGCGCTGATTCTATCAGTGGGGAAGCCGGGTGCTGCGCGGTTCGATTCCGCGTCACCGTTCATGCCCGATAGTAACTGAACATCAACCAGAGAGAAAAATGAGAGAGCCAAGAGACTTCTGCGGCAAATGCTACAAACTCGACCGACGGCAATCGTACTGCGAAAAGCATAAGACGAAAGTCGGAAAAACGAGCACTGGGTTGTTCGTGAAATGCCCTGAGTGCATCGAGGGCAATATCAGGGGTAAAGCGTAAGGCTGGTTTGCCTTCTGTGCTTGCGAGGTTGACTGTAGGCGGAAGAACAAGGTGCCGCGCACAAGAACGTACGTGGCAAGCTACATAATGATGTTAGAGAGGCGTATACGCTGTTTAAAATCATCGGGAGGCGGGTGAGTGAGTGGTCAAAAACAGTACAAGCCGTATTGGGCGGAGCAGGAAGAATCGACAAATAGGTTTTCGGCTGGTTATGAGATTAAAACGTCAGTGAAGGATGAGGTGATCTTCTCCGAGGTCGTTTCTCACCTTGGTAGTATCCGAGAAAACATCACAATGTTGGTGATGAACACACAGGAAGAAGAGATCAAAAAACAGTTGATCAAACTCGGGTGGACGCCGCCGAAAGGGAAGAAGGATAATATCCTCTACCGCCTCGCCCGTCTCATCCGCAACACTGATGGCCTTCACCCTTCGACATGGGGGAACCAGGCCGGGCAACTTCTCGTCGAGTTGAGAGGGATAGATGAAGAGCGGTACAACTCGGAAGTTATGGGGGCTGGATCATGACTGATTATTTCAACCTTCAAGACTTGGTGGTAAACGCCAAAGCCAGGGCGATGACCGGTACTTTCGATGGGACGAACGACACCTTCGATTACCTGATTGCCTGCCGGAGTTTCTTCGTGCCGCAGCGAGCCAAGGTGATCTTCACCCGGGATGCTGGATATCATTCTTGTGGGTGGTGGAAAAATCCTGACTACGAACAATGCTACCATTTGTCGATTTCTTTCGAGGATGGATACCTTGCTCGCCGGGCCGAGGTGTTGGCAAAAGCGTTTTTTGGCGACGATGTTCGATTGCTGTGGATCGAGCCGCCACATACCGCCAAAGGAAAACAACTTGAGGTGTGGCACTATCGGTTGTTCTGTGATCCGGCGTGGAAAGGGATAAAGCCTTGTGGTGAGGTTTATTCCCCAAGGATGCCGAAGGGGTGGATGTCTTTTTCTGAAAAACATGGGAGAAAGAAATGATGAGCGACAACCAGAACGGAAAAACACGCCGGCCAAAATTTGGCGACAAAGTTATTGGCATTTACGCCAGCGAGAATAACCCGCTAAAGGAAGGGATATTCGTCGAGGAAAAACGCCGAATAGGCCGCATGAATCCAGGTGTATTTTATCGAGTAACGGACGGTCGCGGAAATTTTTGGGAGTACCAAGATAAATCCACCAAGATCATACAGAATACCTCCGCCGCACGGCGACTCGTAGAATGTGAAAACTGCGAGCTATCGCAGGCTAAAACGCAGGTAGAGCGTCAGATTGAGGCGATACGGGCGGCTGTGAAATTCTGGAGAGAGGATATTCTTCTTTGTTACGAATGGGAATGCAATGAAAGGGAAACAATATTACTGGAATATCTTAACGATATCGAAAAGATTCTGGAGGAAGGCAAATGAGCAAACTGGATGATGTAGCAGATTACTGTGAAGAAAAATTGGGACAGATTGAGAGATGCTTTAAGCCAGGTAAGAAAATCACGCTTCTCGTTCGATCGCCTGAGAACGATAATGCCGACTTTCTTTTGACCACTGATGATTTGGCAGAAGTGTTAAAAGCTGTGCAGCGCAGAAAGGATGCGGATGCCGCAACGGTAAAGGAAAAATCAAATGGCTGATCAATACGTAATGGGAAAAGGAGTAGACGGTCCGAATTTCAAGGACTATTCCGGCAGCAAGTTTGGTGATTGGGAAGTGCTGTCTGTGGTCGCCGTCGGCAATAACCGGCCAACCACATGGCTCTGCCGGCACAAGTGCGGCCACGAGCGGGTGTTGCGGGTCGATCAGTTGCGCCGGAAGAGTAAGAAATATTGCACTTGCGAGGGTGCGCCGGTGAAGGCCAGGAAAAAGCAGCGGGTGGCGGAAACGACCGGCAGGATCGCCAGTCGCTTGCGATCGATGAATAAGACGAAGAGCGAAGAGGCTCAAAAGCAGTTCGCCGCTCCCCCAGTTGAGCCGCCAAAGGTCGAGGTGGAAAAACCGGATGAAAAGAAGAAGGCCAAAAAGAAATTGACGCCTGCTGAACTTGGTCGCATGCAGGCTGAATCTTACGCGAAAGGTTATCAGGCGAGGGGGTGGGTTTGATGGGAAACGATTTCGATAAAAAGAGAGTTGGCACAGGTACGGCCGAATGGGCCGAGGTGAATGAAAACATATGCCGCGGATGCGCGAACAACTGCCTCTATTGTTATGCTGCCAGCAATGCCAACAGGTTTGGCCAAAGGAAAAGGGAAGATTGGGCGCGGGAGGAGTTAACGAAGCGGGCAGATATCAAGCATTACCCCGCCAGGGATGGCGTTATCATGTTCCCCAGTAGCCACGATATCACGCCTTTCAATGTGGACGCTTATATTCGAGTGGCAAATTTGATTCTTGAAAGCGGTAATAAACTCCTGATCGTTTCAAAGCCTCGACTGGAATGTGTGGAGAAAATGATCGATGCTTTCATGGGGCGCCAGAGCCAAATACTTTTCCGGTTCACTATGGGAACCACTGATCCTTCCATTTCTCTCTTCTGGGAACCTGGAGCGACCGAGCCAAATGAAAGGCACACGTGTCTCGTGAGTGCATTCTTGGGCGGATATCACACCTCAGTTTCGATTGAGCCAATGCTCCAAGGTTTCGAGGGAACGGTAAAATTGGTCGAGTTGATCAGGAAATTTGTCACCGATACGATATGGATTGGCAAGATGAACAAGGCCAGGTTGCGGGTGCCGGGAAAATACCGGAAAGAAGTTGAGTGGCTTGAGGAGTTGCAAAACGATGGGCAGATAATGGCTCTTTACGAAAGGTACAATGACGATCCGATTATCCGCTGGAAGGACAGTATCAACGCGGTTGTCGAGAAGCACAGGGGGCGGAATGGTCAAAATTAACCTGTCAGCCACCACGGAAGAAATCCTCGCCGAAGTGGAAGCCGAACTGGCCCGGGCAATCCGTATCAATGGCCACTTCCTCAGCAAGTGGGAAGCATTCGGCGCGCTCACCGAGGAGTTTTACGAGGTGGTTGAGGCCTTCCACAAAAGCACGGAAAATGCCCCAGAGCGCAATACCGACCTCCATATCGAACTGGTGCAGCTCGCGGCGATGTGCCGGAAGTGGGCTGTGAGTGAGATGCAGGTTGTCTCCTGGAAACCGGATGGAAGCGAGAAGACCAGGAAGACCATGGAGGCGCTCGGGTATATCGCGAGTGCATATCATGGATTGGCGAGCGCTTTTGATCAAGAGCGGGGAATCGGTTTTCATCTGGAAAAAATTCATGACGGGTGCGTGGCGGCTATTATGTGGCTCTGCACGATCCGTCGTTTAGAGCCTGGTGACCGGACAGGTGAATGTGGGGTATATCGGTTTGAAGGACCGTGAGGAGGTGAGGTGAAAACTTTCTTTTCCGAGGAGATGCTTGAAAATTGTGTCTCCGCTGATTGCGTGATCGCTGAAGCGAAAGAGTATGGCAAAAAGTTTCGCTTCAGTTGGTATTGTGGAATTGTTGTTGGTTATCAGTATAATGGGAAACTGTATTTAACCGAAATCAAGATAGTTTCTCCCTTTCAAAACAAGGTAAATGGACATGACGGATAAGGAGAAGTTGCTAAAATTGTTGAGCGAATTCGGAGTTGGCTTTAGGGAAGAAGGGAAATCGGTGATCTGCGATGAAGGAATGGATAAGGTTGAAGGATATCCTGGTTTCTTCACCGAGTTTGAATTCGATATCGACGGTAAATTCCTATCGATGGGGGGGGCGGCAGAGTAAAAAATCGTGTGGTGATTGGTCATTTCGGGAAAAATTTTCAGAGTACAAGGGGTGTGTGATGGATGAAGAATTGAGTGAGTGCCGGAAGGCGTTTGGAGAGTGGTTTGCCGGGGAATACCCCCTATCTGAATACATATTCGATCACGCAAACATCGAAGCCATGAAAATTTCATGGCAAGCCGCCTGGGACAGCCGCGCACCGGCCGCCGACATGATCGCCATGCCGCTACGCCTCACCGCTGAAAACGGTGCCAAAGGTGCGCTCATGGGCGAGTTCTACGAGAGTATCGAGGTGCGAAATCCTGATTACTGCGACTGCGGTGAGTGTAATTTATGTGAGACTTTTCCGAATGCGGATGAGACGATTACCGAGAAGGTGCCGGTGAGTTGGCCGACGATCAAGAAGATTTACGCCAAGGTTGTTGAGCTTCTCGGAAAACCATTACCAGTACTGCCGGAGGATGGAAGATGACACTCACCGAAGATCAAAGAAAAGAATTCGAGAAAACCGTGCGGCCGCTCATTAAATGGCTGAACGACAACATGCACCCGCATGCTACCGTGATCGTGGATTCGATGAGGGCGGAACTTGTCGAAGTGGTGTGCGCGTTCGTGACTGAAGAATATCTGGTGGATTGAAAATAGAAAGGCCCTGCCGGGAAACCAGCGGGGCCTTTTGTAGAAGTTCCAGTTGGATTAGAAAGGGATATAGCCTACGTCTTCACCGTTATTGATACGCCAAAGCAGTTGTTCTATCCTGTTTTTCAACTCTCTGACTGACTCTTCCTTTTTGTTCCTTGACTCTTCGTTTTCTTTGATTTTACGAAGCATTTCATATGCTTTTTCATCAAGGTCAACAGCGCATCTTACTGGATCATCGCCATCCGCCAATTCAGCGGTGACCGATATATTGTCATAATTATTTCCGGATATTTTCCGTGTAATGTGCGTTATTTTCATATTCATTTCCTTGGTTGATATTCTTCTATATCATTTTCAACTTCTTGCCAATCCCCCAACAGGTAGGGCAAAACCCAACCACCACAACCGGGACATCATTCTCGCTTCTTCGCTCGGCCTTCGCCTGATCTGTTGCCATCGCGGTCAGCCGCTCGTCGAAGTCTTCAACCCGGTTGATACCGACCGCCGTCAGGTGGGATTGCTCCCATTTCGACAGGAGGCGCTTTGCTTTTCTGGTCTTCAGCATCTGTTCATCTCCTTGAGATCGTGCATTTGCGTCACGTAGTGAAGTGCTTCGGGAAAATTGATGCGATACATTACCTGCGCGTCTACCGGTCTGCTCCGATATAAAATGAAGTCGAAGTGGAACATAGCTTTGAACATTTGGTGCTGATATTGCTGGTTGATCTGCCACGAGTTCATGTGTTCTCCATTTTTTGATGTTGATGTTTGACCGCTCGACTGCAGGCGGGATTTCTCCCGCCGTGGTCCAATGGTCAAACGAATCGCTTCAGGAAGTCGATAGCTGCTTCCAGGGCGTTGTCTTCAGATTCCCTCGATATGTCGCAGTGCGAGATAGTTTTAAGCAAATCTTCAAGTTCTTCGATCATTATAGGGTGAACTTTCAGGGGAGCGTTTTCCTTTTTCGTGGCAGAGTCCATGAATCTCACATGGTGAGCAGGGACCAATTCCACTTGACCATCAGGCCATTCGACTACTGCCGCGGTGTAATTCCCTGGTCCGCCATCAAACTCCTCGTGATCGACGCCAAATTGATGGAATAATGCCTCTCCTTTTTCTTGTTTCAGGTTTCTCTTTGCTTCTGTGTTCCAAACCATCGCACTAACCATAACCTTTCTCATATCGTTCTCCTATTCGTCGATTGAATCGTTGTTGATTTCCACGATGTGGCCGCACATTTCGCATTTGTAGAGCATCCGCTCGCCGGTCCGGTGGAGGCAGACGCCGATTCCTTTTTCATTGCAGCAAAGGAAGTGGTGGGGCCCGGCGCCACACTTGCAGGTATAGACTTCGATGGTGCTGGACTTGATGATCTCGAATTCCGGTTTATCTTCCGCTGGCATATCCATCGACCATCCCCAGAGAGCAGGATCCGGAAGCCCGGCGAAGACCACGACCAGTTCGTAATCGTCTTGCGTGATCGGCTGCCGGCCTTCATTCTCGTCGGTTCGCATGGCCTCGATCAATGCCAGTTCGGCCGCATGCTGGGCGTTACCTCCCTCGATCTGGATGAGGTGGTAGGGCTCAGGGTAATCGTCGATGATGTAGGAGGGTTTCCTGATAATGGCGGTCCAGGCGGTGAGTCCATCGTCATTCTCAAGTTTGTCGTTGACTGCGTTCAACTCCAAGGCCGAAAGACCAATGCTGTCTATCATCTGCTGTTCGACAATTGAGTGCGCGTCGAATACTGAGCAGCCTGTTGTTGCCATGTCGGATACGTGGACTATTGGGCCGCCCTGCTTCTCTCGCAGATCGGCGTCCTCAGTGTCCGCCTTTCCCCATTGAATATTACTTTGGTCTTCTTCTCTCATACCTTATTCTCCTTCATGGTTTTGATAAGTGCCTCGATCTCGCCGGACTCGTGCGCCGATTCGAGCGCGACCAGGTGGGCCTGCATCTGCACTGATTCCTTCCGTCCGTATGCCCCCCGCTCGATCTCGCTGACTCGGTGCGGGGATGTGCCGAGCAGCTTGGCCATGACCGCTTGGGATATGCCGAGCTTTGCGCGGATAGCTTTGATGGTGATCATTGCAACCCCAAAGCGTTTCGCGGGATCTCGAAAAAAGGCTTTTTCCCCTCTTCCCTGGAAACAGCCTTGCCAGAATCAGAAATGCAACCGTAGGTGCAATCAGAGTAATCAAATACTACTACGGCACCCTTCTTTATCGTTTCATCAAGCCATGGGCACTCTTCTGGCGTGACATCTCTTGTGAGTATTCTTTTCACAACTCTCTCCTTATCGAATGATTTTCCCATACCCCAACTCGGAGTAATCGAATTCCAGCCGCTCTTTCTGCCCGCACAGCCCGGTGATATCGCAGGTTCCGGAAAAGAGCCTGATCGCCAATGCGGTAGGTACGTCTGCCGGAATATTGTTGATCTGCCTGATCTGCACGGAGGCGTCCCGGACATCGCCAAGGGGCGAGATGGGGCTTGCGAGGGTGGTGTTGACCGTCATGCCGTTGCAGGTGGTTTTGATTTTGATGCTTCTGGGGTTCATAATGTTTCTCCTTTCAATCTCTCATATCTTGTCGTGTCTCTCAGGTCTTTTTTGTGCTTCATACCCTGTAGGTGCTTATCCCGGCAGATAACATCTACTTTGCCGAAACAAAGGTCTTTCGTAACCTTCCACACCATTCCTGATTTTATAACCCTGAATTTATCTCCGACCCTTATTGGTTCCAATGCCCGTCCTCCGTGTTGATTTTGATCTGGATGTTTGACCGCTCGACTGCCGCCGGGGGGAGCATCGCCCCCGGCTTGGTCCAATGATCAATCGTCAATTCTTAACACAAGGGGATTGGGCATAGTGTTGTGAAAGTTAAGCAATAATTTCTGAATCGTATCCTTCTCGGTCGATAGTTGCACCACTAGACTGCAGAGCATATTTTCAAAAGAAGGGAAAAGGCCTGCCTGCCACATGTCGATAAATCTTTTGATAGTCGGGTCATACCTTTCTTGTTCGAACAATTCAGCGACGGCCATCTCCTTGCCCTTACATTCCCTCTCAAATTGGCTGCGCATACCAAATGTAGGCTGCTTTTCTCTTTCGTCCATTTGGTTTATCCCTCATTGGTAACGTCTATACCGAATCTCTCCAGGCATATCTTGACCAACGCCTTCTTTGACTTCCCTCCGAGGCATGGAACGGAGCCCTCAGACACGACCTTAAAACTTACGCCATCTTCCGAAAGACAGTCGATTTCACCCTCGAATATCCAGTAACGATCATTAACTTTGGTGCAGTTGGCTTTGAGACTCTTCTCGGCTGATTCTGTTTGCCGCATGTTCGTCTTTATGAGGCTGGTCCAAAATTCAAGTGGCATGGTTTCCTCCCATCTATAGTCAAACTTTCAGCGAGCAGAACACCAGCACCGCAATGATGCCGACGGTTATCATGATCCGCTCCCGCCATGAAAGTTTCGGCTCAGGTTTGATATAACTCTCATTCCAATCTGGCGGGGAGATGATGGTGAAAGGGCGGTCCTGTGCCGAGATGAGTTTTGCCATCGTCATCTTTTGAAGGATTTCCTGGTTTCTGCGCCTGCGTTGCTCGATGGTCTTCGGGTCCATGTGGCTCTCCTATGTGTTTATCTTTTGTCCTGTTTTTCCTTCAAAAACTTCCTGCATGATTCTTTGTATCATTACCCAATGGGTAATGTCAAGCACAAAAGCAAAATACTGGTGTTATCGGTTTTGCCTATCGAACCAATATAAAAACGTTGCGATTAATAGTTTTGGCCTATAATATTAGCGGAAAATCATATCTTTGTTATAGGAGATCGCGATGGGAAAACCGAGTGGGAGGGATAGATTTGATTGGCCAGCAATCAAACGTGAGTATTCCACTGCTCAGTTTACAGACGCGGAGTTGTGTCGTCGTCATGGGTGTAGCCGCCAATCTCTCTACAAGAAGATTAAAGAAGGCGAGTGGGCACGTGATAATTCATCGGAAGTACGAAGGGTTGCGCAAGCCAAACTGATCAAGGAAGATGCTCGGTCTGCTCGTGAATTGGTTGGAATGTTGACACCGCCAGCCGATAAGTTGACAACTGACAACATAAGAGAAACCGAGTGTCAACCTCCAGACGATGAGCTTGAACAGCGAGATATCGAACTCGCCGCTGAGACTCGCGTTGCCGTTTTGCGCTCCCATCGGAAAGACCTATCGAAACTCAGACTGATCGAAGAGACTCTCGCCGCCCGCCTGCTCACTGGAAAAATTACCAAAGTTTTTTCATATAAAGGGGAGATCATCTCCCAAGATTTTGACATCTGCGATACCGACCTGTGTATGGCCTACAACCAGTTGACGGGAGCCAGCCATAAGCGGCAGATGTTGGAACGATTGGCATTCAATTTGGACGACAAGAGAAGCGAGGATGACGCCCTGCCGACGGTCATTATTCATGATCCTGGCTATGGAGCATACGTCGAAGGCGGACCAGAAGACCCTTTGAATCAACAGGATGAGGATGAATAGATGACCACCCATCGCTATCTATTCACTCCACCCGGCCCAGTGCTGCAAGCCTACTACGACGACAGGACTACCAACTCAATCATCACAGGCCCCCTGGGTTGCCTGTCGGGAGATACCGAGTTTTTCACCGGCACCGGCTGGAAACGGATTGACCAGTTCATTGAAGGTGACACGGTTGCTCAGTGGGATCCATCCACAGGACATATCAGCCATGTGCGACCAGATCAATACGTCGATCTGCCCTGCGAAACTCTCATCAATTTCCGTAACGAATATTCGCTCTCGATGAACCTTTCGGATGAGCATCGAGTCCCGTATTACGATTATCACCGCAAGTTCCGGGTAGCTCTCGCGGGAGATATCGAAAAGCACAAGTCGATCAGGCATATTCCATTCTTGTTCTCGCCTCCCGCGCGAATGGGGGTGGATATGTCTGACGATATGATCAGGTTGGCCGTTGCTATTCATGCTGATGGGAATTTCCCCGAGAGATGCAATGATAACTACTGTCGTTTCGGTTTGAGAAAGGCCAGGAAGAAAGAACGGTTGGAAATGCTGCTTAATTCGAATGGTGTTTTATTCGAGAAAAAAACCTACGAGAGTAGGCCGACAGAGGATAATTACTTCTTCCGTTCACCATATCACGGCAAGCATTTCGACGGTCAATGGTGGCAATGCTCATCTCATCAACTGGCCGTGATTATCGACGAGTTATCTCATTGGGATGGATTATTCACCACAGAAGAGACGCGGTTTTTCACTGCCCATAAAGATGACGCTGATTTTATCCAGTATGCCTCTCATGCCACGGGTAGAAAAGCAACAATGTCCAGGAAGGTTCGCCCTGAAAGACCTGAATGGAAAGATATCTTCTGTGTCTATATCCACGGATTAAATTCCAGGAAGAATGACACAAATATCAGGAACACCACCGAATGCGTGAGGGCTCCAGCGCTCAACGGGAGAAAATATTGCTTCACCGTCCCCACATCATTTTTCCTTGCCCGGCATAACGACTGCATTTTCATCACTGGCAATTCGGCAAAAACCACCACCTCCTGCTACAAGAGCTTTCGTCTCATGATGCAGCAGACACCTAATCGACGCGGGATACGTCCGACAAAATGCATTGCGATCAGGAATACATACGCAGAATTACTCGGGACCACAGCCAAAGATTTTAAATCCATATTCGGAGACATTGGGGTGTGGAAGGAAGGTAGTAAGGAACCTCCAGTATTCACCATGCGCTTCAAGGTGCCTCCGACAAAGATCGTTCCGCATCCAACTACTGTTCATCATGAGATGATATTCATTGCCTTGGATCGCCCAGATCACATCAGGAAACTACGAGGACAACAAACTACGTGGTTTTATCTCAGCGAGGCCAAGGAATTGCCGAAGGAAATTGTGGACATGGCTGATCTTCGGCATGGCCGATACCCATCAATGATTCTCGGAGAGGTATTGCCGAGCTGGCACGGCATGTTCGGCGACACAAACCAGTGCGACGAAGATCATTGGCTCTACAGATTCCAAGAAGAATTGGCTCCGGCTGGCAAGTTGCCAGATTGGAAGTTTTTCCGGCAACCCGGTGGGGTGTACAAGGTCAATGGTGTGTGGGTGGTTAATCCTGCACATGAAAACCGCGAGAACCTGGAAGTACAGGTGCCTCGCTATTACGAGCGGGGCATGCAGGGTAAGAGCGACGATTGGATCAAAGTAAACCTCGCCAACATGTATGGATTCGTCATGGACGGCAAACCAGTCCATCCCGAGTACAACGACTCAATCCATTGCGTAGATGATGTCGATTGGCGGCCTGATTCACCGATTGTCCTCTCCTTCGATTTTGGCCGGACCCCTGCATGTGCAATCATCCAGGATATCGGCGGGACATGGTTCTGCCTCGATGAGTTTTGCGCTACATCCATGTCTGCCTCGAAGTTCGCGCCGAACCTGTTGAACTATCTGAACCAGAACTACAAGGGCGCCTCGTTTATCGGTTGGGGTGACCCTGCCGGCCAACATCCAGGGCAGGAGGTTGAGAGCTCAGCTATTCAGATACTCAACCTCCATGGCATTCCCTGTATGCCGTGCGATACCAACGACACATTGCAGCGTCGAGCGGCGGTTGCTCAACCGCTTACGCAACTTGGCATGAACGGGCGGCCCCGCCTGCTGATCTGTAAGAAGGCGAAGATGATACGCAAGGGGTTGTCCGGCAAGTTCTGTTACCGGCGCCTACAGGTTGCCGGAGATCAGAAATTTATGGATGTTCCCGACAAAAACGAATGGTCCCACCCTGTCGAGGCTCTGGAATACGGGCTGATGGGCGAGGGTGAAGGACTGATGGCACTTATCGAAGAGAAGGCCACCAACTCGTATGTCGAGCGGCGGCCTACTCCTTATTAACCCCACATAGGAGAATAACATGACTTGGAGTGCGAGAATCACCAGGATGGACGGAACCACCCCGACACAGGAAGGCAACACCGTGCCTGACTACCAGGCATGCCAGAGCTGTCTGCATTGCTTGAATGACCATGAGACCGGAAACCCGCACCTGCCGAAAGTGACGCCATGCAAATTGCCCAGCATATCTTCGATTGTCGGCTCGCTCCTGACCAGCGTCGATACAGGCGCAGATGGCCATATGGCAAGCGGTGAAGCTATCCTGAAATGCAACGGATACGAGAACCGCTTTCCCATATAGGACACAGATAACATCCACCTTCATTTTTAGAGGAGAACAACATGCCACCCAGGAAACAAGCACCGCAGCCGTTGCCGCAGACCAATACATTGGGAAGCGTCGAGATAGCTGAGAAAGCACAGGTTGGAGTCCCCATCGAAGACGACGTGATGGAGAGCCGCGAGGAAGCGCTCGTCGAAACATCCGTGCCACCGATTGGAAACGAAGAGCCGCCTGATGACATAGGCAGATATCCCGATGTCACCCTGGACGAAGCCGCCCAGCCGGTTGCGAAGAATCCCAATTGGATAGTTGTCGATGCCCTTTCGGACGATGAGTTCCAGGTCGAGGCGGCCAAACTCGACGGCTACCAGTTCCGCATGAGCATCTTGAGATTCAGGTTGCATGGTGAGTTGCTGTCCAACGTCGTCACCCTGCCCGGCGTTACCTACCAGAAAGCCACTGGCCAATTCCAGAACAGGGGATAAATCCCATGATCGTCAAAAGGCTCTCAGAAGCAAATCCGGTCCTTCGCTCCCTCCTCAGTGATATCGCTTCCCAGCCGCAATGGCGCGGCGAGGCTGCCATCGACATGGCGTGGCGGGACAACAAGCAGTGGAGCAAGGAGCAGATTGCCTATATCGAGAGCCTCGGTCTAAACCCGATGCATGTAAACCTCATCGCCCCGGCAATGGATTCCGTTACCGGGTATGAGGCCAAGCACCGGGTTGATTGGATGATCACGGCCGCGGCCGAAGAGCATGACGAGATGGCGGAAGCCATCAATCACCGTCTCAATGACGAGATGCGCCTGGCCGAAGCCAACGCCTCATGCTCCGAAGCATATGGTTCTCAGGCAGGAGTTGGTATCGGATGGGTGCATGTCACCAAAAATCCCGACCCGATGGCCGCCGGCAAACTCCTGATCGAGGATGTCCACCGTGATGAAATATTCTGGGACATCAGGGCGCGGAGTAACGATCTGCGTCGTGACTGCCGGTGGCTCGCCCGCCGGAAATTCCTCGACAAGGACATGGCCAAGGCGTTTCTCGGCAAGGAATATCACGATCTGGTGGATTTCACCTATTCCGATTGGCGCACGGTCGATATTGCCGAAGAAGGTCCGACCGTTGATTGGTTTGCCGCCCAGAACGAATACACCGACCCGATAGACCTGGTGCTGGACAACAACAGCGGCCGGCCGAGAGTCGGAATCTACGAGGTCTATTACAAAGTCACCGAACCGCGCGACCTATTGTTCACCAATGACGGCGCGGTCATGGAGTTCAACAAGAACAATCCGATCCACCTGGACGCGCTCGCCTCCGGCTACGGGCAGCTGAACCGCCAGATTCCCATCAACGTCTGCCGCGAAGCGTGGTTCCTCGGCCCTCATCTCATTTGGGATGAGCAGAGCCGCGAGCCCCATAACCATTTCCCATATGTCCCATTCGTCGGTGTCCGCGAAGATGGCAGCAACGTTCCCACCGGTCTCATCCGGCGCATGCGTGGTCCCCAGGAGGAGTACAACCGGGCGGTCATCGAGATTCAGCGCATTCTTCGGTCGAGGCTGATAGTCAAGGACCACGACGCGCTCCAGGGAATGAATGATGCCCAAGCGATATTTGAAATCAACCGGACCGATGGATTGATCAACAAGAAGCATGGCCGTGATTTCCAGGTCATTCGCGAGTGGGAGAAGATAGCCGCACTGGAGGGGATATGCAAAAGGGCAAGAGAAGAAATAAACGCCGCAAGCGGAATCTTCCAGACCTTCCAGGGCAACTCAGAGACCGACCAAAGCGGCATCGCTGTCGAGTCTATCGCGGAACTTGGTGCTCAGTCTCTCGGCAAAATCAATATGAACTATCAGTCTGCCAGGAAACATGTGGGCGACCTGGCCTTTGCCCATATCGTCAACGATATCGGCCCGCGCAGAACGGTCGTGAACATCCCGCAGAAAATCGGCCAGCAGAAAAAACAGGTTGTGCTGAATGATGGCATGGATAACCGGGTGTCGCTCATGCGAGCACAGGTGGATATCCAGGACATTCACACCTCGGCCGGATACCGCCAGCACACCCATATGCGTATCGGCGCCATCATGAAGGAATTGCCAGACGATCTGAAGGGCACGCTTCTCCCGTTCTGGTTGGAATCTTCCGAGATGCCCCACAAGCAGCAGGCAATCAAGGCGATCAACAAGAAACTCGGCTACGAGGAAGACGAAACCAAGCGTGAGGCCAGCGAGCAGGCCCAGGCCCAGGCCGCCGAAGAGCAACGGCAAGCGGAGATCCGCAAGTTCGTCGCCGAAGTGGAAGAATTGGAGGCGGGCACCGAACTGAAGAAGGCCCAGGCCAACAGCGCCACCGCCGACGCCATGAAGAAACGCCTTGAGATAGCGCAGCTCATTCGACAATTCAAGTTGGGAGTCCCCGGCACAATGCCTGGACTGCCAGCGGGAAACGGCGGCCGCCCGGCTGATCCCCGGCGCGGCCTCCCTCCTGGTGCATCAGGAGCAGCAACACCGAAACCGGCGAGCAATGCACTTGTTCAGCCTCTCCCCGGCATGGGGATGCAAACTATGCCTCGTGAGCAAACACCGTAAAAATGCAAAGGCAAGGAGAGTAGTGATATGGCAGTAGAAATCGATGAATCGAAATTGAGCACCATGGGTATGGAAGAGTTGCAGAAGCTCGAAGACGCAGTTGCAGCCGACGAAGCAGGGGCAGCGGCACCGGAAGTCCCGGCGGCCCCCCAGCAACCGGCAGTAGCGTCCGAGACTGTTCCTCCCGTTCCCGCGGCATCGGCCACTCCGGCCGCCGCGGTACCACCGGCGGAACCATCTGCAGCGCCAGCCCCGGCCCCGGCCGAAGACTTGGCCAAGCACATCGCCCCGCCGAGCAAATGGGCGGCAGAGCGGCACGAGAAGCGGCAGTTGAGGATGCAACTCGAAGAGACCGCGGCAAAGGCTCAGAAGGCCGATCAACTTGAGGGCGACCTGAATACTCTCAAGGCGGAAATGGATCAGCTGCGACAGACCCTGCAGGATAAGGGCGTGGTAAGTCTTCCCAAAGACCCCACGGCAAACCTTACGCCCGAGAAGATTGAGGCTATCAGGGATGAGTTCGGTGACGAGTTGGCGGATATGTTCACCGCCACGGTTGCTGTCCTGAAGCAGCAAGCAGCTCCGTCAACGGCAACCGCCCCGGCCGCTCCCGCCCCGGCGCAAGCGCCAGCCGAAGGCGTGGACCCCGAACTGCTTAAGGCCATAGACGCCAACGATGAACTGTCATACTGGCAGGAAAATAGCCCGGCCCTTTGGAGCCGAGCGGTAGCAAAGGATTCTCAACTCCTGGCGGATCCTGCTTACGCACAACTCCCCTACGCCGACCGTTTCGCCAAGGTGGTTGAAGCGGTGAAGACCGATGTAACCACGGCCACCACAGGCGCACCGACGCAGATGGCAGGAATTCCTGCTTCTCTGACCGGTGCGGCCGGCGTGGCTCCACCAGCTGCAGGAAACACTGCGCTCGATCAGATGCAAGCGATAGCCGACCCGGCAAAGCAGATGGCGTTTTACAACGCCCAGCCGCAGAAGGTTCGCGATCAGATCGATATTGCGCTCAATATTTAAGAGGAAATCATGGCCGATTCAAAACAGATGTTAGCCGACAGGATTGTTTTCAGCGAATGCCACAAGATGCACTCGCTCCCCAACCTTCTCACCGCCTCCGCGTCGGATATGATCGACGCCCACGACGGCAAGAAGCAAACTCCCCCGACTGCGCCGGTAGTGCAGATCAACGACCTGAGCAAGACTCACGGCAACCAGATTTCCGTCACGATCATCCATGACCTGAGCGGCAAGCCGTCCATGGGAATTGAAAAGCGTGATGGTTTCGAGGAAGACGTTTCCCGGGCAACTTTCGACATGAAGATCAACCAGTGCCACAAGGCTGTGAAAGTTCCGCTGATGATGGAACAGCAGAAGGTTGGCTTCAACTATAAGAAACTCGGCCGGCCGCTGCTCACCAAGTATCACGGCGTCCTCACCGACGAGATCGCCGTCAACCATCTGGCCGGCGCCCGCGGCACCTACACCTCCGCTGACCGCATTCTCCCGCTGACCACCGATGCGGATTACGCCAAGATTATGGTGAATCCGGTAACCGCGCCGACGTTCGACCGCAAGATGTATTGCGGAGCGGCGACGTCCATCTCCGGTGCCGGCGGCACGGTTGCCATCGGTGCTGGCGACACCTTCGGCCCGGATGACACCCGGAAGTTCAAGGAGCTGCTCGAGGTGATGCCGCACCCGCCCCAGCCGGTAAGTATCGGCGGCACGGTGGATACCATGGGTTGCGACCCGATGTACCTGGCATTCGTCACTCCGAGAATGTGGTCTACCTTCGAGGCTGCAGCTACCGATTTCCAAACACAGGTAGCTAATGCCCTGAAGCGGACCAACGGGTTCAATCACCCGCTGTTCAAAGGGGAAATGTTCCTCAAGGACAACATCCTCTTCCGGAAATACGGGAAGCCCATTGGATGGTCTGCCGGTGACAGCATCATGGTTTCTGCCGACGACGACGCGGCCACCGAAGCGGCCCAGGTCGCACCGGTCGCTGTCGAGCGCGGTTTCATCCTCGGCGGCCAGGCCTTGGCCATGGCTTACGGCTCGGTCCTGCCAGGCGGGTTCGGAAACTTTCTGATGGACGGCGAGCTTTACAACCAGAAAGCCTGGTGGCGTCAGTGGATGGACTGGATCATGGGCCTTGCCAAGATCCGGTTTGCCGACGGAAGCGGCCGGATAAACGACTACGGTGTTGTCGCGTTCGACGCGGCCCTGGTATAAGCCACGGCATAAACCGTATCACAAATAAGGGGGTCTATTTCTAGGCTCCCTTATAACTGTTCAAATTTTGGAGGTTTTCAATGCCTACGATCGAAGCTGCATGTTACAAAGATTTGGCGCATGACGCCCATAAGGGCAACGTCAATTTCGACAAAGTTGAGTACACCTTCACCGGTTCTGAAGCTGATGGCACGGTGGTGAAACTCAGGAAGAAAAACGAGTACCAGACCTACTACCGGATGAGAATCGTAGCCGACCCCGCATTCAACGCCGGTTCCGACATCGATCTGGGGTTCCTCAGTCGAGAAACCGGACTGACCACCAACGACGATGAGTTCGGTGCCGCTCACGATATCGTTGCATCCCAGGACATCGAGGCATTCATCCTGCCGATCACCGTTGCCGGTAAGCATGACCTGACGCTCACCATCAATGACAACAATATCGCGAATGCCGGAAAGAAGGTGACTGTCCTCATCGAGTCCGTGTCTACCTCGGGCTGATACGGCTGGTAACAATCAACTGCGCATGGCTCTTCGGGGCCATGCGCTTCCTTCCAAGGGGATAAAACATGAACGCTGACGAGTTGGTAGCCGAAGTAATCGACATCGTGGATAACCCATCATACGCTACTCCGGCCGACATACTGAAGCGTATCAATCGTTCTCAGCGCAGAATCGCCGATCTCCTTTTTCTCCCTGACCTGAAAGACGGATTCGATACCGTTATCACCGAAGTGGGCGAGATGGAAGTTGAGTTGCCCGAAGACTTCCATAAAAACCTGTTCATGGCCAACCTGGATAACGGCACGGCGCTCGACATCTTTAAGGATGTGGTGACGATGCGGATGTCACGGAGCGGAGTTCTTGACCTCGACACAGGAGATGTCGCCGCTGTGGCTACCAAGAAAGGTTTTTTGGTTTATCAACAGGTTCCGTCTGCAGCTACGAACATCCAACTGTCCTATTATCGGTTGCCGATCGACATGGTGATATCCGATTCGGAAGCAGAGCCACCGGTAGAGGCGTCCAATCCGGACGGCGCCTATGGTAACGATGATTTCGATTGGGCCATCATCCACGACACATGTGCAAAGATTTTTAACAGAATCGAAAACGGCATGGAGGGTAGCAAGGTGAATACCAAAAAACAAGAAGAGTTGCTTCAGGAGAAACTCGTTCTCCTCGACGCCTACTGCGATGAGCAGGGCAAAGTGTTTCCATTGCGGCCATCGACAAATCTCGGGTGGCTCGGATCGAAATGAAACCGATCGATATAATAGATAATTGCCTTGGGCTGAATACCGCAGTTGATCCGGCCGAAATGGGCAAGGAAGACCTAGCGTATGCCGTCAATGCGGTGATAAGCGAGGGTAAGCGGATCGTCCGGGCTGATGGCTACAGCGAGGCAGTAGACCTCACGGTGGGTCATAGCCTGTTCTGTGATGGGGGGATATGTCTTGCCGCTCAAGGGACATCTCTTTATCAAGTAGCCTCGAACAACTCCCTGTCCGGAATCAGATCGGGGATGACCGGCGACCGCATCTGCTATCAGCAGTACGGCGACGAGACCTACTATGTCAACGGCACCGACAAGGGCATTATCAGGGAAGGAGTCTCCAATGTCTGGGGCGTCGGCACCTACAACGGACCGATCACCACTCGGTACTTCGAAACATCCATTCCAAATTTCGAGAAGATCGTTGTCCACGCCGGCCGGATGTTCGGCATAGTCGGCAATTCGCTGTTCGAGTCTGAGCTTGGCGACTTTGGTTTATGGGATTGCAGCAAGGCTTTCTCACTTTCCAGCCGACTGATCATGGCCGTGGCGGTCGATGCCGGTATTTTTCTGAGCGATGAGAAATCAATATGGTTCCTCGCCGGCAGTTGCCTGGATGATATGGCGCCCAAACAGGTTGCCAACTATCCGGCCACTGAATGGGCTGTTGCAACAGAACAAGTCGAGGGGATTGAAATAGGAATGGCGGCACCCGGGCTTTGTTCTCTGTGGCTCAGTCGCGAGGGTGTTTGCATGGGAACAGCAGATGGGTTGTTCCTGAATATCACAAAAGCCAGGCTTGCGTATCCGGCAACCGGCACCCGCGGGGCGATGCTCTTGCGCGGCTACGACCTGATCGCCACGCTCGATGATTCGTTCTGCACACAGACCGCGCTGAAAGTGGGGGAGATCACCGGGAAAGCCACGACCAACCGCAGTCACTTCCCGTTCAACTCTTTCTGCCGGAGAGGAGAGGATTACCTCGCATGCAGCAGCTCGGGACTTTATCTCCTTGGGGGAGACGATTACGCCGGAGTCGATATCGACATGGATATCGAGACACTGACATCAGACTTCGGATATCAAGGGCAGAAGCGGGCTGACCATTTCTACCTCGGGGCCAATTCACAGGGGGCATTCCTTGTTACCCCGTATGCCGACAATGTGGCTGGGATGCAGATCACTGCCACCAATTCGAAACTTGGACAGCAGACGATACGCAAATCTTTTGCCGCCAGGGGGGCAGGAAGCAAAGGAAGATACCTGAAATTCAAGATTGAAAACGTTGCCGGTGCCGACTGCACCATGAATCAATTCTCAGTTTTACCAATCAACCTTGCCCTCGGAATGGGCTGAAAAGGAGAGTACCATGCCACTTCGTTTTTCGACCGGATGTAGAAATGACATAATGAAAGAGAGCGGTGAATCGTTTGCAGATATATTTGCAAACTGTGTTATTGCTCTTTTTGATGGAACGCAGCCAGCAACAGCAGATGCCGATGAATCTGGATACACATTGCTTGGACTTATAACACTTGCTTCAGGAGCATTCACTCCTGGAGTTGCAACAAATGGACTCAATTGGGAACTTGATGCTGATGGCAAGGTAGTCAAGGCGGCTGGTGAAGTTTGGTCCTGCGTTATTTTGGCTGATGGGGTTGCTGGATGGGCCAGGGTTTACGATAATGCTCAAGTTGAAGGGTTAAGTACTGTTGCTCGTAGATTCGATGGGGCAGTAGCATCGTCAGGTGCAACGTTCATCATGCCAAATACTTCTGTGCTGACCAGTGAAACTCGGACCATCGACGTAGCATCTGTACAGTTCCCTGCATAACGAGGCGATATGGCAGAGCAGTTATTCCAAGGGTCTGGGACCAACAAGGCATTAGCCGTTGCTGCCAGTAGTTATTATGGTACGTACCTTGTAAATTTGTCATTTGATGGCAACGTTACTACTGGTTGGGCATCCGATCTGTCGGCCTGCTCGGTCACTACGCCGTTTGCCTGTACTTCAACCTGGATAACATATGATCTGCGTGGAATTGACGGTGTCATAACTGGCATAAGATTGGCGCAGCATTATTATTGCGGCCAGATTGGCACCGTCAAAGATGTAACAATCCTAACATCAGCTACAGGGGCTTTTGCAGGAGAAGAAACTACAGCCGGAACATATACATTTTCTGGGGCAGGTTATACTTCTGGTGAAGTTGACGGCCAGAATAGTTGGTCTGATCGTGTTGATTTAACAGATATCTCCCCATGCTATCTACGTTTGCGTATTGATAGCATGTACAAAGGCGCTAGTCAGGGCAATGGCTGGGTTGGTATTGGGGAGGTTGAATTTTGGTATGACGAAGTTGATAACTCTATTGGGTTGATTGCTGAGTTACCGGAATTCATCACTTCTGCAGAACTTGGATCTGAACTCAATACGTCACTACCGGCTTTTGATGTAGCTGTACATATAACCAGTTTTCTATCTATCTCTGCCGTACTTCCGGTGTTCGTTGCTGAAGCACAGTTTGGATCTGAAGCCGTAGCAACTATCCCCGCCTTTGTGGTTGAGGGGCAGCTTGGCTCTGATGTTGAGTGTCAGTTGCCTGCGTTCGATGCTCAGTTCGGCGCTGGTGCATCTTTGGAAGCGACACTGCCGAGTTTCGAGGCAATCTTCAGAGCCCTGGATATCACGGCCGTGATGACCCTTCCGGCCTTCGTGGGATCTGGATATATCAGGGACACCACAAACAGAATTATCGCTGTTCTTCCTGAGTTCAATGCTGCTTTTGAACCTGGTTCGACCATGGAGGCCGAGCTTCCCGGTTTTTCTGCGACGGGAAGTTTCACCACTTCTTCGCCATTCAGCATGGTCGCAACGTTGCCAAAATTCAAGGCGGCGGGAGAAATCGGCGGAGAACAGTTCTTTACGATGAGCGCCAGCCTTCCAGTATTCTCGGCTGAGTTCTCTAGTATCGCTGGCTACAACTTCCAAATGATCGCAAGACTGCCAAGGTTCAGGGGATCGTTCGTTGAAGAAGAGGAGCCGGTTGACCAAGGCATTGACATGATAGCAACACTCCCGGACTTTGCCGCCAGATTCAAAGACGACAGTATTCCAGTATTGCCTTCAGCGCTTCGCTATATCCGGAACCAGGTGCATTGATGGCAACCAAACTGATCGGATTCAGGAAAATACCAAGGCGCCTGGATATCACCGGCAACGTCAACGCGGGCAAGATGCTTATAGGCCGGGCAAACTCGGTCCTTTCCTTTGTCGAGCAGCGGGTTGCCAGGGCGCACAAGATGGGCCTCGATAAATTCCAGCAGGATCACCAGACCGTGAAAATGACGGATGGATCGGTAATCGAGGTGTGGTCATCGTTTGGTGAGTCGCATATTCATATCCATGTCCCGCACAAAGGAGGGCCGGCTGGGAAGGTCGATCTGGAATGCTATTGCAACTGCCATCTCGCCGTTGGCCAAATCGTCGGACCGAGGCGTAGGGCCTGCTACGACTATTTCGACCCGACATGGACATATGATGTCGAGGTGTGCAACCTCGAAGGAACATACCGGTATATCCTGCTCTCTGGCGTCCTACCGATGCTGATGAGGCCTTATAAGGTGGGGCAAGTTGTTCTCATAGTCTTTGAACCTGACCCGCTGACCGCAAACTACACCGAGCCGAGCCGTGAGGCATGTTCGATGGTCAGTTGCCGCATCTCCCACATCGCGCATTCCGAGCCGAGATTCAGGGAGGTGCCGAGATGACCGCCGATATAAAGACCGCCTGCTACCCGGCAAAGGTCCAGTATAATTTTCAAAATGCCTGCGTCTATCGCGCACTGGTCATCTCAATTTCCGCCGATCATGCAACAGCCACAGTGCAGTGGAGCGGGCCGACCATGCCGGAATTATCCACTGCAACCAACGATGTCGATATCGATTCAGCCTGCGTCGGGTGTTTGCTCCCGTCAGGCGTAATTCCGCCTGCCATGTGGCTGTGTGTGGGTGACAAGGTTTTGGTACTCGATTCGATGAACGATGAAGACCCTGCCAGATGGCTGATAATCGGACTCGACCGCAGATATCACGCATCGCCAGTACCTGCCGCCTGCTTCATGCTTACCGGCTTTCCGATTGCCGGGGCCACCTACGACGCGCCGTGGTTTACCGAAGCGCCTGAAGTTATCGATGGAGTGCCTACCGGGTACACCCTCTGTTCTCCGATGAATCCTGATTTGAGCGGCGACCCAAGAGGGACTGAGGCATACACCGGCATAATTCTTCCCGTTGTCGCCGGGGGCCAGGTGGTTGCGGTAAAGGAATACATGCTGCCGAGTTTTTCCGCCTTAATCGATGCCATGAATACCAGCTGGCCAGTTAGGGTATTCAATGGCTACGCATACAGGCTAGGGTTTACCGAAGACTACGATGCAAGCAGGGTCGGCGATGATTTATCTGTTAGCCTTACGGCCAGTTATCAGGCTGCGATGATCTGCCCGAGAAGCCTTGAAATGAAGTCGCCGATATATGATGAGAGTCCGGTTTTCTCTTTCACCATAACCGGCTACTACGACATGCTTGCCCTGCGATGGGATGCAGTCGTAGGATTTTATGGTGATGGCTCATGTGGCGATTGGGGTGGGTTCTATCTGGATAACGGCGGCGACCTCCATTACCAATTCATTCTGCATCGCATTGCAATATCGCCGGATTGGAACGCGAACGGCGACCTTGACGCAGTAACGAACACTTCTCAGGCTGTTGCGGTTGCGGCAACCAGTGCAACGACAACTCGCAGCAGGACGCAGGATCATACTGCCACAGGTGTTCCTGATCCTCAGGAATGGGGTGTTCATTATGACAGGACAACAACGATAATCCAGAGCCAGGATGAAACAAACTTTTTCAGTGGGACCATGACGGTCAGGTCATACCCTGAGTTCGATTTTACAATGTTATCTAGTTACAGCACATCATATGAGTTTGAATCAGATCAAATATATTTAGATGATTTTGTGGGGGTGGAAGGGACAGTAACTCCAAAAGAAAGAGATGTTGTTATTGATCGTAGTTTCACTGGAACTGCAAAGGCAGAATATTTTTTCGGATTAAATAAAATTGGCGAATTTTCCACCCAAGTAACTTCATCGAAGGACAAAACTGAAACTTTTAGATATCTAGAAGTTCCTGATACAACCGAGACTTTTTACAGTGACAGAACCATAACATCAAAAGGTTGCTATGCTGTTTGGTCGTGCAGTAAGGCCGTGTTGATTCTTTCATGGGATTGTGGTGTCATCTCTGCTCAAAGTACTGAGGACAACGACAATGTAAATACCGAGTTGGTTCCTATAAGTATCGATTTCAGCCTGAAGCTTTTTGAAATAGATGGCAATTCGATAACGCTTGAACAATGGACATTCTCGCCGTCCGAGCCTTACCAGATATATTTTAACGTAAATACTGTTGACCCTGGGAACCTTGGGGAAGCAGATGCGTTCCCTGGTTTTCCCTCGCAAACTGATCTCAGTTGGTCCGACTCAAGCAATAAAGAGTACGCACAAATAGGCGTTCCATATGAATTTCCACAATGGGGCCGGGTATTCTCGCTCTATACCTATTTCACCGATCAATTAAGCCAGGAGGTCAGAAGGCACCTTGGAGATAAGTTCAGTCTTGTGGCCAACTTTTCCGTATTTTTTGATGGGAGGATCGACAGAATAACCGGACTGCCGATGGTTGGTATGCTCAATCTGGCAGTAGGCGGCAACATACAACCTGCCGGGCAGGTATTGCTCGCTCAAGATCAAGAACAGTTGAGGGTCAAGTACAATTTTGATGGTGTAGCGAAAGAGCGTCTTTTTTATAATGGCTCAGAAGTTGATATCGAAGCATTGAGAGGTGCATGATGGCCGGAAGCGGAACGTTTGTTGATGTCACAGAAAACCATGTAGACGACATGGCAGCAGGCTATGCTGGTGGGCGCAATGTCCTGATCGAGAAGTACGACCAGACATTTGCCCTGGTCGAGGATATGAAGACTCAGGTAGTCGCATATCTGGGAGAATTGAACAGCACCCTGACCTCTATAGCAATGCCTGCAGGATGGCAGGACATTATCGGTGATGTGGTTATCGACGATGTAGCCGGTATCAGCCTCAACAGCATCTCGCCGCCCGGGGCGCTCACCCTTCCAGGTTTCGAGGAGGTGGTATTCCCTCTCGCCCCGCTTCTGAAGACTTCGCCGGTTATTTCCCTGGACTATAGCACTCCGGTCAAACCGACCGATGTGAACCCGGTTCTCGGATATTCGGAAACGCCATACACCTCAGAGATGTGGCTCGACCTGTTCACGAAGGTGCATGATGGGTTGCTGGAAGGCGGCACCGGGCTTGGCGCCGCGGTAGAGGCTGGATTATGGACCAGGGCCAGGGAACGGCAACGGGTAGAGAATGAGGATGCTTACCTCAAGGCAACGAGAGAACTAGGCGCTCGCGGTATAACCTTTCCTCAGCTTGCCCTGAGATCGATCGAACAGCGCATGGCCGCCGAAGTGTTACGTCAGAACACTGTCATCAATGCCGAGATCGCGATCAAACAGGCTGAACTTGCTCAGACCAATACCAACTTCCTCATTGAGAGGGCGGTGCAACTCGAACAGATCCTGCGCGAATTCCATCAAAACTCGGGCAGGCTGTCGCTTGAGGCTAAAAAGGCTGCGGCCCAGCTGATCCTTGAAAACTATGCCGAGAAGAACAAGGCATATATCGCGCAGTGGCAGGGGATCGATGCCGAACTGCGGGCGAAAGTCGGAGTCATGGAGGCTTACGCCGCTGACAACAAGGTGACGGTCGACTCCTTCAGGGCGCAGATGGACGGAGCTATCGCCCAGACCGACCAGATCGCCAAAGAGCGGTCGAGCCTGGTCGAGGCCCATAAAGCAGACGGCGATGTCTATGCCTCGAAGGTTCGGGCGCAGGCCGATTGGTACAATGCCCTCACCGAGAACCAGAAGGCGAAGATTGAGAAATCAAGGCTTGAACTCGAGAAGGCCGTTCAGGAGGTCAAGGCCCTGCTTGACAGCACGATTTCCATTAATGCTCTCAGAGAGAAGATTCTTGACGCCATCAGCAATATCGCCGCCCAGGTCTTGGCGAGCGCCTTGAATGCGGTCAATACGTCGATTGGCCACAGCACTTCCGCCAGCGAGAACAGGGGCGAGCATTGGAGTCATGGCGACAGTATAAGCGAAACCCACGGGTTTAACGAAGAATAGGAGGATGCGATATGGCACTGTTTGAAGACAAGAAAAAGTCGGTTGATATTTACAAGAAAGGATCTGCCACTGAGGTAGCGCAGTCAAATATGAATGCGGCTGTAGGAAAGGCCGTAGATATAGTCACCGCTCCAGCACAAAAAGCAGCGGAAATAGGTGTTCTCACTCCTGCCAAGAAGTTGATGACCGATGTTATCGCCCCTGGTGCGCTGGCAGTTGCCGCCCCGGTTCTTGCCGGTCGAGAGTCACAAAACCGCTTCATGTCTGGCCAGGCTCTAAATGCGAATAGGACTCCGGTTGGAGAGCGTGAGGCGCTGGCAGCCACGATGGGACCGAACTATGAAAGGAAAGTTGGCGGCGTCGGCGTGGATGTCAAGGCCGATCCGCTTCCGCAGGCAGCAGCGGTCACCGAGGCAAGTCAACACGGCAAGGTGACAAACATATCGCCGCTTTCTCCGCAGACAGAGCAACCTATGATTCAACTTCCCAAGCCGCCCGACTCTGGGGTGGGTGTGGCGCAGGCAGATCAACCGCAACCTCTCTCGGTAGTTCCGCAAAAACGAATCCCGCCAGTAGGATCTATTGGAGCAGAAGGCTCAAGGATGACCATAAACCTCTCTCCCAACGATGAAGCAATCAAGGGAAGTCTTGCGGCTATTGACCAGCGCTTGGCATCAGGCGCCGTCCCGACCGCAGATGAAGCCGCCAGAATAGAAACCGTCCGTCAGCAAGCAGGTTTTCTCCGCGGCGGCACTGACCGAGTTCCGGTTGGTCCTGACGGCCGGCCGCTACCATCGCCGCAGCGCTCCGGTAGCCTCCGGCAGGTTGGCAATATGGATGTCTCTTTTGATCGATCCGTTTCTCCCGGGCAGAGGGCAGCTTTTCTCGAGAACCCGGTCAGACCGACGGCGCAGATCAATCGGTTTGATTCTCTCGCGGCGGCGGGCGGCGGGATGACTCAGGGGCAACGAGCATCGTTGAACGCCGGCAGGATTCTTGCCAGTTCTCCGAACGGTGGTAGTACCAGCGGCCCGGGCAAGCCTCCGCCAGCAAGCAACCCGACAGCGCGACGTGATTATTACAAATCGATAGATAGAGGACTGAAGGAGCGAGGCCTCGCCAACCAAGAAAGAGACCTTGCCAACAATGAAGCGGCAACCGCCCTGGCCGGCGGGAAACTGGCAGCTGATATCGAGAACAACACCGCAAAGAATCAGGTAGACCAGATGAAAACAGGAGCCTACATCAAGGCGGCGGATGCCAATACCGCGAACGACTCCCTGAGAAGTGGATCGCTGAGCGACCTCAATCGCGGCAAACTTGCCCAGATCGATAGGATCAACAAACTGCAGGAGGAGTTTATCAATCCGGCGACAGACCCAAAACGGAAAGGTGTTTTGGCTACGCAGCTTAAGACACTGGCCAACAAGGACACCGACCAGGACAAACAGGACAAACTGAATAAACCGCATTACGTCCCGCCACAATTCGACAACAAGGGCAAGCAGAGGCCAGGTACAGGTACGTGGGTTACACCGAACGGCGGTATGGATATCAATCTGAGCCCAGAGTTTGATCCGGACAATCCTTCAAAGGAAGACCGGCTCAAACTGGAATATATGAAGGAAATGGGAATGGAAGATGAGTTGTCAACTATCGCATCTCGGTATGGAATAGAGTATTAATGCTTTATTGAGGCAGGTTTAAGACCAGACAAACATCCACCAGGAAGAAAGAATGGCAACTATCTTCGACGAGTTGAAAAATAAACCAGCACTGAGCAGCGCCGCTCCTGAAGCCACAGAGCAACCATTATCGGTATCGCCTGTTCCATCGCCAGTTACCCGTCAAGATCAACTGGCGCCGCAGGTATCGTCACTCGGCCAGGTAGATACGCGACCGCCTATCGCCGTAACCAAAACAGAAAACGACGATGGCGGCAGCACCACCACATATGCTTTAAATGAACAGGAGCCAGTCAGGCGTGGAAATATATTCGATGAGTTGAAGCAGCGGAAGCCGCAACCGGCTGTCGAAACTCCGCAAGCACCGAAAAGAACCGTGCTCGGCACCTTGGGAGATGTCGGGGTTTCCCTCGCCCACGGCGTGGTGGATACCGGTGAGGCGGTGAAAGGCTTGGCTGGTATCGCAACCGGCGGGCTCACCGACAAGGCACTCGATTATGTCGGCTACGACGCGAAGACGACGCACGATGTCATTGACGATCTGTATTCCCCGGCCCAGCAGGCGGCAAACGAGAAAGTAGCGCAGGCCAAGGGCTTCACTGGCAAACTTGAGGCGATGGTGGAAAATCCGTCTTCCATCGTCCACGGCGTGTCCCGGGCATTACCCCAACTCGTCGGTGCCGGCGGCATTGCCCGGGGCCTGGCTTCCATTGCCCCTAAGGTTATCGGCGCAACCACGGCCGGCAGGATTGCCGCATCAGCTGTCGGCGAAGGTGCGCTCACCGCAGGCGCGACAGCCGAAGGTATCCAGCAAGAAACCGGCGACAGGACGTTGGCACAAACAGGCATGTCCCTTGCGGCCGGTGCCGGCACCGGACTCCTTACCCTGCTCGGCGGCAAGATCGCCAACAGGCTTGGATTGCCCGATGTGGATTCCCTCCTGGCCGGCGTCTCGAGAAAACCCGGCGAGAAGATGACCGTCGGCGCTATCAGCAAAGCCCTGGTTGGCAGCGGACTCACCGAGGGAATGCTTGAGGAGATGCCGCAGAGCGCACAGGAAACCGTGTGGATGAACCTCGCCACCGGCAAGCCATGGAATCAAGGAGTGCCTGAAGCATCAGCCGAGGGCGGGCTGATCGGCGCGGCCATGGGCCTTGGCGGCGGCGGATTCCACGTTACCACCAGTTTCATGGACAGCGGTAAGGATCTCGAAACCGACCCGCTCGGCGGTGAGGTGGAAAAAATACTTACCGAAAGTTTGACCGATCAACCAGCGGTTCCGGCAGAATCACCAGATATCATGGCGGCAGCCGATCTTTCAGGAGTCCTCACCGGCACCACCATCGAAACCGATGAAGACCGCGGGCAACGGGTGAACGCCGCCCTGCAGTTTTTCAACGACCCGGATGTTCCCCAGGACGCCAAGGACCGATTGGTCAGCGATGGGGTTTTCCGGTTTCTCGGTATTCCGGTGCCGGGCCAGGGCGTGGACGCTTCCGGCCCGATGCAAGACGAATGGGAGCAGCAGAAGGCAGCAGCCGCCGAATACAATCAGGCGAAGGCCCGCGGCGAACAGCCGTATTCCCCCGAGCTTCCCCATGGCATTCAGGCGCAGTACGACGAGGAGAAGGATCTGCAGGGCGTGGACCCAGGCGAAGTCAACGACATGATGTACGACTTCGCCGACCAGGCGCAGGATGAGCAGGACCAGGCGGATGTCAAGGTGCGGCGTAAGGGCTTTGCCAGGCTGCAGGCTGATGAGGAGATGAAGCGCCGGCAGTCGGCGGGCGAGACGCCCCTCCTTCCCCCTGGCCAAGGATTTGAATTGATGGGCGGCGGAAACGCGCAAAGCATCGTCAAGAAAGAAGACGGTTCGCCATATAAAAACAGGTATTCCATAAAGAAGGCGATTACCGCTCAAGGGAATAGCCCTGAAGATTACGATATCGAGAAGTTCCGTGATGGATTCGTTGCTATCCCGAAATCACGAAGCAATTCCTCTCCTGCGGAAACTACGCTTTATGGTGCTGGAACCGGTGCCAACAGTCTTGGCGATGTCTCTAATGGAAACGCCATCGCGGAAAAGCTGAACGGCCAAGTTGAAATCCCAAGTGTAAATGATGGGCCTCCCCCCGGTGTCAATACCCCTTCTCTTAAAAGCGGCTTGGATGGAGGCGGCGCAAACTCCAACGATAGAGCCGATCTCAGCGAAAGAGCACCCCTCTCCGCGAAGACAAACGGCAGCATCCAAAGACCAGGACAAAAGCCCGAGTCTGTGAATGTCGACATGCTCGGCTTGGGTGATAAGGGAAAGATTATCGATGGAGTTGTTGAGCCCATCCCCGTCAAGATGGTGGACGATCTCACCCCTCCTAAGCCTTCTGCCAAGGAACTGCTCCATAACGAGCCTGTGCTCAAACCTTTGCCTTCTGATGCCATCGACAGCAACACTGATAAGCCTATAGCTGGTGTTGTGACGAGGGAACCTTCTGATGTGCCCTCCGGAACTCGGTCTTCCGATACCCATAATAAACCTCTAAGTAAAATTGATGATACACCTACCATACCAGGCAATTCATCTAATGGCAACATATCTAATACATACAGCGTAGGAAGTTCGCCCGAGATCATTGAGTACACCACCAAAAAAGGCAAGACCATCCGCGGCATAGTCCAGACCGACCTCAAGTGGAAAGAGGCCAAGGCCATCGACCCATTCACCTTCAAGAAGGATGACGGGTGGTTCATTCGCGAGGAACATTTACCCAAGGAGCAGACCAATGACGGCGGAACAACAGGAGCCGGTGAAAATGGAAGTCCAGGAAGAGGAAATGAAGATCGCACCGGACCCGTTTCTGGAATGGGAGCCGCCGGAAACGCACCGGTATCCGAAGAGCCACGAGTTCCGGGAGGAGTAGCGCCCACTCTCACCGAAGACGGCCGCCGGAAAGACGGCAAGACGATCATGCCCGGCGACGTCTTCACCACGGCCACCGGCCGGCAGACTACTCCGTACCCGAAGTACAGTACCAAGCGAACCACCAAACGGGATACGGCGAAGTCGAATCAATGGCTCATCGACAACTACCGGGCAGAGGCGGAAGCGCGGGGCGACGATTACAACGTCACCTTGTCGAAGGCCATGAAGGCCGACAAATTCTACCAGGCAGATACTGATTCAGCCCATATGTACCTGTTCGGTGAAGAGCAGCCGAAAGTGGTTCCATCAATCCTGAAAGACCTCACGCCCAAAGCGACACCCGGGGCAACTGCAGATCCTTTTTCCAACAACAAAGTCTTCACCGCCGACGCCGTGGCCGCCGCCCGGGAAAGGCTGAAAGCGAAACGCGGCACCTTGTCAGCCGGCTTTGACCCCGAGCTGATGCAGGACCTTCTTGTTCTCGGTGGGGCCTACTTCGAATCCGGAATCCGCAAGTTTGCCGACTGGTCGAAAACCGTTCTCGCCGACATCGGCACCGAGTTCCGCCCGTTTCTTCGCGGCACCTATGAGAACCTTCGGCACTGGCCGGGGATCGACAAGGACGGGATGAGTAGCGCGGCGGAAGTAGACGCTCACCTTGCTGAAGTTTCGAGTGACAAATCTGCTACTCCAAGGACACCTTCAGCCAAGATTGCCCGCAACGTGAAAGAATGGCTGTCGTCGGGGAAAAAGATAAGAACCGACAACCTTTTTAAGTGGGCCAATGAAGCCTACAGCGGAAAACAAAGCGAGGGGAAATATACCCCAAAGGACGCCTACGACGCCCTTGAGCTTGGCATCAACCAATACCTCGCCGACAATTTCAAATTCAAGAGCAATGAGCCTGTTCAGCAAATCAAGGAACTTGAGCAAATCCTCTCCTTGGTCCCGACGCAGACCAAGCGAACAGAAGAGCAGGACAAGTTCCAGCAGTACTCGACTCCTCCTCCATTGGCCTATGTCGCCAATTGGGTTGTGAACCTGAAGCGCACCGACTCATATCTTGAGCCGTCGGCGGGTATCGGCGGCTTGGCCGTGTTCGGCAAGATTGCCGGTGTCGGAGATATCGCCGTGAACGAATTGAGCGACCGGCGCCGGGATGTGCTAAAAGAAATGGGGTTCACGTCGGTCTACAGCGAGAATGCCGAGCAGCTCGACAATATCCTGCCGGCCGCAGTGAAGCCGACCGTCATCGTCATGAATCCTCCTTTCTCGGCAACCGGCGGCAGACTCAGTAAAAACAAAACCAAGTTTGGTGCCGCGCATATCGAGCAGGCGCTGAAAAGATTGGAGCCTGGCGGGCGGCTCGTGGCCATCGTCGGCGAGGGAATGGGCAGCGACAAGCCTATGTTCCGGCAATGGTGGAAGGTTATCAGCGCAAAGTATAATGTCCGCGCCAATGTCGGGATGAATGGCGAGGGATACCGGAAGTATGGCACCACGTTCGATAATCAACTTCTCGTCATTGACAAAACGAGTCCGACGACAAATGCTGTAATAACCGGGAAGGTGGACAACTACGCCGACCTGATTTCTCTACTCCAGGGGGTGAGAGATGACAGAACCGCTACCGCTCAACGAGAAACCAATCAACCAACTGGCCAAGAAGAAACTCCTGCAACTGAAACTGGAGCCAAACAGCAGCAGGCTGTATCTCCAACAACTGCTGACATGGGCACTGGCCAGCGGGGAGATGCAAACAAGCCAGGAAGTAGAAGACAGGATAGGCCAAATGCTGCAGTGGAAGCCGGCGGAATGGATGCAGGAGGTAACCGACCTGAACCAGGACGAGGGGATTCCGGTGTCGACGGCGGACAGCAAAACAACGCCCAAGGAGTTGGCCTGGAAAATACTCGACAGAATGGAGAGCCTGTACCGAGAACAGACACTTTAGAGACCACCCGCCAGGAAAAGCAGCAGCAGTCAGCTGATTCCGTCTTTGAAGGCTACCAACCAACCGTAGTTATCAAGGGGGCGAAGCCTCACCCCGCCGACCTCGTTGAAAGCGCGGCCATGGCCGCCGTCAATCTTCCCAACATCACATACCAGCCAAGCATTCCGAAAGAGACAGTCACCTCCGGCAAACTGAGTGAAGTTCAACTCGAGGCGATTACCGCCGCCGGCCAAGCGCACCAGGACACCCTACCGAACGGGGAAACCAGGGGCTTCTTTATCGGCGACGGTACCGGTGTCGGCAAGGGCCGGGAGATTGCCGGCATTCTCTTCGACAACTGGAACCAGGGCCGCAAGAAGTCTATATGGATCAGCAAGGATCGGACCCTTGCCAAGGATGCCAATCGTGATATGGATGGTATCGGCTGGTCCGGTGATTTGATCATCGAGCAGGGCGCGGTGAAGGCCGGCCAGGCCATCCCAAACAGAGACGGTGTGCTTTACACCGCCTACTCAACCGTTTCTTCCGCAGCAAAAGAAGGGCAGCTTTCCCGCCTCCAGGCAATTATCGATTGGGCCGGTCCTGATTTCGACGGGGTTGTCGCCTTCGACGAATCCCACAAGATGGGGAATGCCATATCCATTAAGGAAGGCCGGTTCACCAAGAAGCCCTCCCAGATGGCTCTCTCCGCTCTCGATCTGCAGCGGGCATTGCCGAAGGCGAAGATTGTCTATGTCTCGGCAACCGGAGCCACCGAAGTAAGCAACCTCGCCTATGCCGAGCGTCTCGGTTTATGGGGGGAAGGTACGCCATTCGCCAACGCGACGGCTTTCATCGGCAAGATATCGCAGGGCGGCATCGCGGCCATGGAGGTCGTCGCCCGGGATATGAAGGCCATGGGCAGCTACCTGGCCAGGAAGCTCGCCTACAACGGCAAGAATAAGGCGTATCAGGTGAAGTATCGTCGCCTTGAGCATGAACTATCCGGCCAGCAGCGCGAAATCTATGATGAGCTCGCCGGGGCCTGGCAACTTGTCCTGAAAAACATCGACGAAGCCCTGCAGATCACCGAGGCCGATTCCAACGGCAAGAGCCATGCCTTGTCGGCATTCTGGGGATCTCATCAAAGATTCTTCAACCAGGTGCTGACGGCCATGCAGATGCCGTCGGTCATCACCTCAATCAAGCAGGATATCAAGGACGGCAAGGCCGTTGTCCTGCAGATCACCAACACCAACGAGGCCAGCACCAACCGGGCACTGGCCAATGCCGAGTCGCTTGAGGATGTCGATATCACCCCGCGCGACCAACTCATGCAGATGATCGAGAATTCCTTCCCGATCCAGCAATACGAGGAATACGAGGATGAGGACGGCAACAAGCGGACGCGGCCGGTCGTCGATTCCGATGGAAATCCGGTGGTGAACCGTGAGGCCGTTGCCATGCGGGAAGAATTGCTGGATAAACTCGGCAGCATCAAAGTGCCGGACGCGCCGCTCGACCAGATCCTCAATGTCTTCGGTGTCGACAAGGTGGCAGAGGTCACCGGCAGGTCGAAGCGGATCGTCACCGTTGATGATGGCTCAGGCCCCAGGAAAATACGGCAGGGATGGAGCAAGACCAAGGGTGTTGCCGATGCCGCGCAGTTCATGGCCGACAAGAAGCAGATTCTCATCTTCTCCGAAGCGGGCGGCACCGGGGCCAGCTATCACGCCGACAACTCGGCCGTCAACAAGCGGCAGCGCAGCCATTACATCTTGCAGGCAGGATGGCGGGCAGATAGCGCGGTGCAGGGCCTTGGCCGGTCACATCGATCGAACCAGGCAGTTGCCCCTGAGTATGTCCTAGTCACCACAGACCTCAAGGGACATAAGAGATTTATTTCTTCCATCGCCAGGAAACTGTCACAGTTGGGGGCGCTCACCGAAGGACAGCGCACGGCATCCTCTCAGGGGCTTTTCTCAGAGCGCGACAACCTCGAGAGCGAGTACGCCGTTGATGCAGTTCAACAGCTCATCACCAATGTCTACCGCGGCAACGTCAATGGTATCGACATGTCGATGTTGGTCCGTGAGCTCGGCTTGCCGAACCTCGTTGACGAGCATGGCGGGCTGAACAGCACACAGATTCCGACCGTGCCGAGATTCCTTAACCGGATTCTCAGTATGAAGATCGATATGCAGAACAAGGTCTTCGATCTATTCTCAACCTATCTCGATGCCAATGTCACCCGGGCAGAGGAAAACGGGACGCTGGATGTCGGACTTGAAACCTTGAAGGCTAAAGCCATCAGGGTTGTTGATAAGCAGACCGTCTATACCGAGCAGCGATCAGGCGCCGTTACCGAATACGTGCAACTGGATGTCGACCACCGCGTTGAGAAGGTGCCGTTCGATTCAAAACGAAGAATGGTGGTGAACAATCACAGCGGTATGCCGTGGCAGATCGTTAGTCAAAGCAGTTCTACCAACGAGGCTGGAAATATCGTTGACCATATCACTCTCAGAAACGGCAGGAATGCGATACGGAAGGTCGAGAAAGAAGGCTTTGAAGAGAAATTCACCTCTATCACCGACAAGGCTGAAGCGCTCGAAAGATGGAACGAAGCGCTGAAGGCGATTCCTGATATCGTCACCCAAAGAGAACACCTTATCACCGGGGCACTTCTGCCTATCTGGGATAAGCTTGTCGGGCACCCGAAGATTATCCGGGTGCAGACCGGCACCGAAACGATGCTTGGCCGGATGATTGCCGGGGAACACATCTCTGAGGTTATGGCCCTCCTGGATGTCGAAGGAAAGGCCGTGGAGATGACGCCGAAGCAGGCGCAAGATACCATCCTGCAGAACGGGCAGACACTCAACCTCGACAACAAGTGGAAGATCATCAGGAGGCGCGTGGCCGGCGAGAACCGCATGGAGGTAGAAGGTACCGGCTACGGCGATTACAATATCCTGTCGAACTATGGCGCATTCACCGAGAGAATCAACTACATCACTAGGAACTTCATACCGACCGGTACCGATGGCAATGCGGTTCTCGAGCGGATATTAAAGAACCACAAGATCCTGACCGTGACCGGCGGAAGGCCTGCCGGGGGCAATCAGGCGCAGTCCGACGATAATACGCAATACTCGAAATCTGGGGAATCTTCCGGCCGCACAGTCGCCCAGGTAGAGGAGGAGCTCCGCGCAAAACTCGGTGCCGATGTCTTTGAATCCCTGCAGGGCACCATGGCTATCGTCGGCAACCAGGAGGAGGCGCGGAAGATTATCGCTGGCCTGCGCGGGGAGAAGAAGTATTCTGCCGCATGGCATGGCACCCCGCACACCGTTGACAAGTTTTCTTCATCGAAGATCGGGAGCGGTGAAGGTAACCAATCTTACGGGTATGGGCTTTATTTTGCCGGGAACAAGGAGGTGGCAGATTTTTACCGAACCACACTGTCACCAAAGATCGGGGCCTTTATAAACGAGTTCAAGCGCCTGATTCCGGAAGCGCCACACAATCTGGTTGTTGAGATATTTAAATTTAAAAATGAATCTCCCGCCGGTATGCGCTCGGCAGTAGCGGTAAGAAAAGCAGGTTATGCTGTCGCCGATGCAAGAGGCTTTATTGAGGAGAATAAAGAAAAACTTTGGGATGCGACTGATAAGGCGTGGGGAAAACCGGCAGGAAACCTATACAAGGTTGATCTCGCCCCAACCGAAGACGAATATCTGCTGTGGGATAAGCCACTATCGGAACAGTCGAAGAAGGTTAGGACGGCGCTTGATGCCGGTGCATGGGACAATAATGCCATCATAGGGAAACTACTAGATACTGGTCTTGATTTTTCCGGAAGCGGCATATACGAACGAATATCGTCATCTCTTGGAGATGTGAAAGATAAAGGGGATCGCAGGAACGACCAAGCCGCCTCCAAATACCTCCACTCCCTCGGTATCCGCGGCATCAAATACCTCGACGCCAGCAGTCGTGGTGTTAACTTTCAACTCGAATGGGCCAACGGTAAGGATGGCAGTAACGATGTAAAAAATGATGCCGAATCTGCCATGCTGATGATGGTCGAGGATATCCCTAAAGCCGTTACTCATCTAAGGGAAAAAGGGAAAGACGTGGCAGCTGATGCCTTGGAACGGGGTGACCTGGTTCCGCGCGGACCCGTCCACAACTACGTCATCTTCAATGACGCAGACGTCTCGATAGTCGAAGTCCTATATTCAGCCGACGGCAAGACCATCCAGGGCTTTACCAACGGTGAAAAAGTATGGCTGGTGGCCGACGGCATCCAGCCGGGCCGGGACGCCGATGTCCTAAACCACGAGGTAGGCGTCCATCTCCGGAAGCTCCTGCTCGCCGATCGTGAGTATCAACTGGTAGAAGGCTCGCTCGAGAAGCGCCAGAAGGAAACCGGCAGGACCGGCCGGGCAATCAGAGCGGCAATGGCCAGGGTGCCAGCCGACACGAAACCGGAGAACTACTGGAGCGAGGTTCTTGCCTACATGGTCGAGGACGCTCCGGCAGCCGGGCCGGTTCGCCGGGTTATGGCGGCAATCAAGAAGATCATGCTGCGGGTGTTCGGGAAGCGGTTTGTCAATTTCCTATCTGTCGATGACTTTAAGGCCATGGCCGCAAAAGCAGTTCGCGCTACTTCATCGCCGGCAGGGAAAAGCGAAGGTGTTTCCTTCTCCTTCGCAGGCGAGAAAGCGACCGCCGCCGACCGCGGCAAACTGGCCACGGCCAAAGAGATGAAGGCCGACGGCCAGCCGAGAGAAGAGATATGGGCGGAAACCGGATGGTGGGAAATCGTCCCGGGGCAATGGAGCTTCGAGATTGACGACAGCCTTTCCTCGATAGAACCGAAGGAGGGAAAACTCAGCGATGCCTTGAAGCATCGTCAACTGTTCGCCAACTACCCGTTCCTCAATGATTACGAAATCAGTTTCAGGGCTTTGGGTCCGAACAGAAGAGGGTTGTTGGATCAGGCCACGAAGACGATATTCGTGAACTCAAGGATGAGCCATGCCGTGCAGCGCAGCGTTATTCAGCACGAGACTCAGCACATCATTCAGCATCACGAAGGTTTTGCAACTGGAACAAGATATGACGCTTCCGAGCCGGAATCATATTACCGACGAGTCGGAGAGGTTGAAGCAAGGCTTGTTCAGTATCGCCTGAACTTGCCACCGGCAGCGCGAAAAGTGCGGCCGCCGTGGCTCAGTATGGAAAAGATGCTGAAAACCGAAGGGCTTTTGAAAGAAGGGCAGGACGTGCGCGATGTCCTCTTGAAAAGCAAGAGCAGTCCAGACCTTACCGCCGACAGTTACCAGGAAGCCCGCAACACCACAATCCTGAACGCCACGGTAGACGGCGTGGTTTCCGACGCAAGCCTGACCCACGGAGAGAAACTGGTTGCCGAGATCATGCGAAAACTGGCTGCCGTGTCATCGCCGGCCGTGGCCAAGAATCGGTTTGGTGCCAAAAAGGTTGACGAAGCACTCGAGGCATTCCGGGCCGCCCGGGCCGCAATCAAAGATCCGCTGAAGTCGGCGGCGGCCAAACAGCAGTTCGCGGCGAACTTCGTCAACAAGTTTCCGGCGGAACCCCGGGCGGAACTGCTCAACAAACTGTCGCAGATCAGCCGGGTGAAGGATCAGGCGATACAGCAGAAGCGCCTGCGGAACTTCCTTATCCACGGCAATAAGGCCCTGGCCGGATACCTCAAAGACGAGATCATTGAGCGCTTGGAAAAGGCCGTTGCCCCTTTGCGGATGAAGAAAGACAGGGTGCGGCGCGGCCGGGGGGCGGCCTTCGAGCGCGACCTGAAATATCTCCGTGGCATCGCTTTCAAGATCGGCAAGACGGCGGACTCCCGGGTGGAGTTGCAACTCGAGCAGGACCGCCTGCACCAGCAACACCTCATTCTCCAAGATCAGCTACAGCAGGCCAAAACTCCCCAGGAGCAGGAGCGGGTCGAGGAGCAGATAGCCGATATGGAATCCTTCGGCAACCTGCTCGCCATCTTCGGCGGTATCGAGGCCCAAACCTTTGACGAGGTGGTGAGAGCTTACCGGTCGATGTCCGATGTCCTTGAGGAAGGCCGGGCGCCGTGGCGGGAACAATTTGAAACCTGGAAGGAGCGCAATAAGGCGAACCGGGAAAAGGCCATTAAGGAAATTACCGGCGAAGATGAACCGGTTCCGGAGACCATCGCTGAGAAGAGCCAGCGAGTTGCCCGGGAACAGAGCGCCACCGGCAAGGTGAAAGAAGCCCTTTCGGCTACGGCAAACTCCATCCAAAGTTGGGAGTTGATGCTCGACAAGATCAGCCGTAAGTCAGGTGGCAAGACCCTGCAGTCATGGATGGTGAAGCACTTCGGCAGCATCGCTCACAAGGCCACCAGGGATTACGAGCGCATGCAGATGGAGACGCATGAGAGGGTCATGGACAAGGCCGTGGAGATATTTGGCGTCAAAGACAACGTGGCTCTCGCCAAGACCTTCGCGAAACTCGGCCAGCAGGTAGAAGGCAAGGTACACATCGCTTTCGGCGACAAGGGGGAACGGCGGGCCGTGACCATCTCTCCCCTGCAGGCCGCTTACTGGTATCAGATCAGCCGGGACATGGAAAACCCGGTAGTGGCCGAGACCTTCGAGGGCATGGGTATCGACGGCAAGACCATCGATGAGATTGAAAAGCTGATTGGCCCAAAACTGAAAGCGTGGGCAGACTATCTCGTTGCCGATTTCTATCAGGACTTCCACGACGACACGAACAAGGTGTATCGGCAGGTTTACGGTATCGATCTGGATAAGACGGCCAACTATGTGCCATGGCGCCGGGAGGTGACCGGCAAGGCGGCAGACAAGGAGAAGGAGGGCATGCTATCCGGCATAGAGACCGGCAGCATCAAGAAGGGATCCTTGCGGTCCCGGGTGCGAAATACCAAACCGTTCAAGATGCAGAACGTCAACGACATCCTGGTTAATCACATTGCCGACATGAACCACTTCAAGGCGTGGGCGATTCCCACCCGGGAGATCAACGGCACCTTCAACAGCCCTACAGTGCAGAAGTTCATCCGGCAGCATTACGGCCGGTCGACCATGCGGACCATCCGGTTCTTCCAGGATCGATTTGTGAAGAGCGACCGGGAGATTGTCGATGATCTGCACTTTCTGGACCGAGTACGCGGCAACGTGACCCGGGCCATGGTAGGCCTGAACCCCGTCGTTTTCCTCAAGCAAATGACCGCCATTCCGGCATACATGGCTGACGTTCCTGTTGCCGATTGGTTTAAGCACACTGGTTATGCCATGGCTCACCCGATCACGGTTGCCAGGATTCTCGGCCGGTCGACCATGATGAAGTCCAGATATAAGCAGGGCTTCGAGCGGGACGTGGCCGCCGCCATGAAGATGGGCGGCGACAACATAATTGCCCAGCATCGCCGGGGGAGAGATGCCGTTATGGTGATGGTGCAGCTGGGTGACAAGTTTTCCGTTCTCACTGGTGGGTACGCCGTCTATAAATACCACCTGGACAAACTCAAGGCGGGCGGCATGTCTCACCGGGAAGCTGACCAGCAGGCCCTCGATGAGTTCGAGAAGGCAACCGAGCGGTCCCAACAGTCTGGAGCGGCCAAGGATCTTGGTTGGTTCCAGCAGGGCACCCCGATCATGAAACTCTTCACCATGTTCATGACGGCGCCGGCCAGTTACAGCCGGCAGATATTCATGGCTGTGAGAAACATGAGGGCAGACCCGAAGGATTCGGCCAAACGGCTTTTTGTCTTCGGCGTCCTTCTGCCCGTTATTTTCCAGGCCATTGCCGACGCCTTGATGATTATCGACGGCGACGATGAGGACGAGGAGCGCTTCCTGAAGAACCAGGCGAAAGGTATCGCTCTCGGTCCTTTCCAGGGACTGCCAATCATCCGAACCATCATGGAGGGGTATTCTCAGGCGATCACCGGGCAAGGATATTTCGGAGACGAGTTCACGCCAGTGTCAGAGGCGTTCAGCACCAGCAAGGAAACCGTGAGCGATTTCTTTAAATTTCTGCAGGGCGGCACGGAGCGAATTTCCCCTGATGAATATCTTGAGCAGTCGCTTCTCGGAATGGTTCATACCTTCGGCTATTTCGCCGGAATCCCAACAAAACCAATACAGCGGACATTCGAAGGTGTTTATGACGCGGCCACCGGGCAGACCGAATACCCCATTCGCCGGTCAATCGGATATTCAAAATATGTCGTAGGTGAGAACAAATAGGAAGAGGCTATCGATAGAATAGGCTTTTATTATGATAAAGAATAGGATAAAAAAGATGTATCAATTTATTGATGACTCCAAACAATCAGAAAAGGGAAAAGCGATATGAAAGGCTACTTGGATAGTATCGGCAGACCATCAGCTAGTTTCTTTCCGCTGGGTGATACAGATATAAAGATCAAGGGAAGTTTCTCAGGGAAGGTATGGCTGGAGTCGCAGATGCCTGGTGAAACCAGTTGGGAGAAAGTCCCGGGGGCCATCACTGAATCGCAAACTCAGTTCTCGATCATAGTAAATGACCTCACAATTCGATACCGCTTCAACAGTAATCTCGAGAGTGGAAGGGCTATAGTTTACGCTGGCGGGGTAACGCAGACTGATGAAGCAGTAACGTTGGGTGGTGAAGATGTAACGATCGGTGGTGTAGCCGCAACTTGGTAGGGTTAAAATAGATCTCAGGAGGATTTGTCATGAAACGTTTCGTATCTTTTTTCGCAATTTTGTTACTTGTCTATGCTTTACCGGTACACGCGCTTGAACAGGATAATGATTCAAATGGACTGATTGATGTCACCTATGGCGGGCTCAATGCCCTACCGACCGCCGACACCCAACTGCTTCAGGCGACCGGAGTCGGCACCTTCGGTTGGGCCTCGGTAATCGATGACGCCAAAGGGAATGGTCACACCGAATACGTCTGGAGCGCTGACAAATCTTTTGATCAACTCGCGCTCAAGGTGAATCTGACCGCTCTTGACGACACGAAAGGAAATGGCGATACCACCTACTTCTACAGTGCGGATAAGGTGTTCGACCAACTTGCCTTGAAGGTCAACCTGACCGCCTTGGATGATAGTAAAGGAAACGGCCATACCACCTTCTTCTGGAGTGCCGATAAATCTTTTGACCAGTTGGCGCTCAAACTTGACGCCACCGTATTGGACGATACCAAAGGGAATGGTGATGCTACTTACGTTTGGAGCGCCGACAAGGTGTTTGATCAGCTGGCCCTGAAGGTAGCTCTCACTGCCCTCGATGATACCAAGGGCGTCGGGGACACGACATATTTCTGGAGCGCGGACAAATCAACCAGCGAGTTGGCGCTCAAAATAGATGCCACTGATCTGGATGACACAAAGGGCAATGGCGACACGACTTCCATATGGAGTGCAGATAAGGTCTTCGACCAGTTGGCCTTGAAGGCTCCGGCTGAAAGTCCGGTGTTCGCTGTCAGCGCAGCGCTTCCCCAAGGTGCGGCTCCAACGGTTGATGCCGCCGGCGAGATTGCGGTCGACACCACATCCGATCAGCTTATCTACTTCGGCGGCGCGAAAAGAGTAGTGACCTACAAAAAGCAGAAGGACTTTGCAATCAAGGCCCCTGCCGATGCAGATGATTCGTTTCTCTTTAAAGCGCAAACTGCGATCACCATTACCGATATACATGTAATCGTAGAAGGCGCAGGAACCGACATATCGGTTGATATCCAGGAGTGCGATGCCGCGGGTGCAAACTGCGCGACTGTCGATGCTGCAATCACTGCAGACGACAACGGCGCCGAGGATGACGGGGCATTGACGAACGGTACGATCGATGCCGGCGATTGGGTCAAGGTAGTTCTTGGCGCTCCGACCGGAGTTCCGACATACTTTACCGGCTCGATTTATTACGTAGAAACTGCGGATTAAGGAACGATCAGCAATCAATAAGCCGTGGTGTCCGAACGCCGACACCACGGCGCATCATGTGGTGTCTACATGAATAGAGTCGTACCCACCGTCCGCAGCACAAAACGCCCTTCAGTTCGTTCCTCTAATGAACCATCTCGAAACGGTATACCCAGAGATGGTTTACAAGCGCTGATAATAAATGTCGGCGGCGTGATGACCGATGTTATCGGCATATCAATCACGGATAAGCCGAATGTGCGCCCTGAAATATGGGCACTGCTGTTTGATGAGTTTGACGTTCCCTATAGTGACGCACAGCGAATCATCAACATCGAAGCATCAAATCTCCTCAATATTTACGAATTGATAGGCGCTTCCGGCAAAGGTTATGTGCTTTATGCCATCGGTACATCTCGGAGGGTTCTGAACAAAGCTTTGCGTCATTTTGGCCTAAGCAATTTGGCATCTCTGTACAATACTCCGGCCGGTTATCTTGGCAATGGGGTTACTTGTATTTCAATTCCTGGAATACTGCCCACCGATACCATCACTGCACAAACAACAAATCAACCTGCATGTACTGTTGCTGGCAGAATAGATATATCTAATGGTCATTTTGTTTGCGGGGTCAGGGTCGCAAGAGATGGATTGCTGATAGGTTTCTATCCATGCGCTGAACTCGTTGGCCCGATAGCATACAACGCATATCGAGGGCAAAAGCGGCTTCCCGATGGGCTGATAATAGGTGATTCTCTGCATTACAGATCGGCAAATGGCTTTGATTTATTAACGCTCGGCTATAGCCCCATAGCAATTCAAAGGAGGGCATAAAATGGCCACTATATATGTCAGCCAGTCGGAAACTAACGGGTATGCTATCGGAAACGATGCGAATACTAGAGCGCAAGCTGCGTCAAAGTCAACCCCAAAACTCACCATAACGAGCGCATTATCTGCATCCGTCGCCGGTGATATTATCGTAGTAAACGATGGCACGTATCAATCAGCTACAGCCCACACGATAACAAAGGCAATTGATATTATTTCTGAGAATAATACCCTGCCAATCGTGCAATTAACATCTGCTGGCATAAGGGCATTAATTGCAAATCCGAGTACATTGAGTGTCGAACTGGTTGGGGTAACAGTAGATGCCAACAGCCTCGCTAGTTATGGGTTGGATATACAAGCAGGATTGTCATCGACAATAGCTGATGGGTGTAAATTTTTAGGATCAACGCTGTTCAGTTTGTTCGAAGCCGCCTGCGCGGATACTATTATTAAAAATTGTGATTTTGACGGCAGCGCGGGAGCGGCTTTGTCCTGCTATGTTGGTGCAGGGCTCTGTCAAATCAGAAACAATACTATGAATTTTCCCGGTGCCCCATTTCGAGATCCGTGCATCACAGTAACCGATTCAAAGGGCGGGGGGTTTGCAGAAATATTTGGTAACGTTATTGATCTGTCCACTTCGTCTGCGTCTGTCGGTATTGGTAATACCGATTTCAACGCGGATATTATTTGCAATACGATTAATTGTCGGGGAACTGGTTTTTCCGCTCCTATTTCGATTAAAAACTCTGCTAATATAATTGGCAGAGTGAATATTGTTTCAAATATTTTAGATTCATTTGGGAATGCTGGATATGGAGTGCAGGTAGGCGACGATGCATATCCAGCGACACCTAATATGATTGCCAACGTTGTTGTCTGCGGGAATATAGTTACCAGGGCGAACCATGGCCTCTTGCTAGGAGCTATCACTGGAGCGATAGCTCGGTTCAACGAATTTTCATTATCGGCATATGGTGTCGTCGATAAAAATACCATTGGATCAGTGCTTGAGTTTAATACTGTGATAAACTCAACCACCGATGGAGGAGCTATATTATCCAGGGGCTCTACGGATTCCGCGTACAAAAACAATTTGATTTTTAATGATGCGGACCATGTTCACCCTGGATTATACATTGCTAGTTCCGAAATTCCAAGAGTAACAACCGGCGCGGCATTAAAGTGTAATATAGTATATTCTGAGGTAGATATTATATTTGTTAGTTCTAGTGCCGGGTCTGAAGCAATTTTCGAAAACAATTTTTATTTTTCCGAAGCAGGCGGCGGGTCATGGAAATACAACGGAGTAACGTACAATAGCATCGAAGAGTGGAATGCCTTATCGAATGTAACGAACGACAGGTATCTCGATCCAAAGTTTATTGATGTTAAAAACGGCGACATGCGGCTCCGGTACGACTCCCCATTGGTTGCGCTGGAGCTGGCCGATGTTGGGTGTTATCCGGCTGATTATACCGAGTGATGGTCAATTCATGCGCGCCAGTATAATTATCTCCATGTTGATTATGGCAGTGGCAACCATGGCGCTTTGGCGAAAACTTTTGAAGCGACCGTGACTGATATGAAACTACCATTAACCTAAAACATAACAAATTCGAGGTGCAAACTATGAAAAAAATATTCCCCCTGATTCTCTCCGTACTGTTGCTCATCGGCTGCGCTCCGACGACAAAAACGACAACGACAATGCTTGACGACAACGGCAAGGTGACCGGCACGATTACCGAGGAGCCTGTTGCCGAAACGCCTTTTTTCGAATCGGGCAACCTCAATAAATTTTACGAATACGAAGGTAGCCGGGTTGATAAATTCAATATCATGGCCTCCAAGAAAATCGATTTCATCAAAGAGCAGGGGACCGCTCGACAAAAGGACCTCCAGACACCAACCGAGCGGACACTATCCAACCTTGTTGATACCCTCCTTGTCGCGCAAATCCCCACATCTCCCCCTCCTGATGGCATCGCTCCTCCCAAAACAATGGTCGATTTTGCCGACAAAAACCTTGTGCCAGTCGCAAGTCTTGCGCTTCAGGGATATGGCCTCGGGTTGTTTGGCGATTCCGCGAAAATCCCGAAGAACGATAGCTCGGTTGCGATCAACAACTCCGGGCTCGGGGATGTATTCTATCAGTCTGACAACAATAAAAACCCGATCTACAGCATTGCCGGTGAATCGTCTGGATATTGGGATATGGGCCTGAACAAGGGCGGCGACACTACGACCAAAACCGATTCAAGCCAGAAAACACTTTGGTGATGAGGTGGAAATCCGCACAAAACCATTCACCGAGAACGGCAACAAACAACTGAGAGAGGAGCGTTGCCAAGGCGTGTGCGTATCAAAGAACCTGAAGACCGGTAAAAAGCAGGTATGTCCTCATTATAAAACCGTTGAGCATTGCGAGGCGCCACCATGGCAAAAATCACAGCCTGTATAATCCTCATCATCATGGCCGCAACCTGGGCCGCGATCAGCTACAAGCACGGTTTCATGGTCGCCGTGAGCGATAATTTCATGTACCTGGCCGGAACTCTTGCGTCGATCGCTTCAGGAGAAGGCCTCAGCGGACTTGCTCAAAAACTATTCACCAGGCCCGGGAAATGAAAAATATCATTTTTTCACTGATCCTCTTCTTCTCCCTGCCGGCAGCCGCCGCCGACTATTCCCGCGAGAGTTTTCATCATTGGATAGATGCCGACCGTGATGGCGAGAACACCCGGGAAGAAGCGATCAAAATCGCAATAAACATCGGCATAGCCTGCCCGTACACCGGGGAAATGATCACGGATCCGGGCAAGGCCGACATAGACCATATCATCCCTCTCAAGTGGGCATGGGATCACGGCGCCGAGAATTGGCCAGCTGATCGCCGCGAGGCCTTCGCCAACGATCAAGATAACCTTTTGCCGGTCCTGGCCGCCGTGAACAGATCGAAGGGCGCCAAGGGGCCGGATGAGTGGTTGCCGCCGAACCTCTATCATGTCCCGGATTACTGCGCGGCCTGGACGCTGATATGCAAGCGGTACGATCTGGACTGTGATTATCAGCTGCTTTTCGACACGATCAAAAAATATTTGCCGATGCAGAAAGGGGTAATACCTTGATCATCCCGACACCGCGACTCGAACGGCTACCTTATAACCTGCACGGCCTCAACTATTTCCAGCAGATAATTTACAGGTGGCGATTTCCGCCACGGTACCGGCTCTACGGGGAGTACGTAATCACTCTCGACGAGGATCCAGAGTTCGGTGACGGTTTAGAACTGGTCCACCCTGATGGATTCGTCATCGACGGGGCCAGTGTCCCGCGTCCGTGCTGGCCGATCATCGAGCCGACCGGCACTCTCCTTGAAGGGTCCGTGCCGCACGATCAGTGGTATCAATACGGCTACATGCTCGCCAGGCGGAAGCCAGGCTTGATCTTCAACATTGCCTCCGAGCGTCTCGTTAAGCAATTCCCTTACCTGTTTGGCGACCTGGTGCCAGTCTTCATCGGCCGCGGCCAGAAGTTTGGTGACCAACTCCTTCGCCACATCACCATCGAGAAACACGGGGCCACAGTAGACGCCGGCCGGGCTTACCGCGCTCTTCGTTTGTTCGGCTGGCGGTCCTGGAATCGGTACCGCCGACTCGGACCGACGGCATACAATGATAATAGCCTGGGACTGCCAGGGGTTACCGAGAGAGGGGTAGCGTTTTGACCATTGACGAAAAAGAAGTCATTAAATGGGGAGGGATAGGGCTGTCTGCCATCCTTGGGTGGGTTCTCTCCGCATTCCGGTATGGCCGCAGTGTAGAAAAATATGACAATCGCATAAAGACCGTAGAAAAAGCGGTAGTCGATTTAAAGAAAGAAGCGACAGAGAACAAAGCGGAGTTTAAAGAAGATGTCACCAGGCTCCAGGGTGATATCGACGCCATTGAATGTATCGAGCCTGGAGACTGCCTTGCCAGCCAAAAGAAATTTCATGAGTTGATTCAAGTGCAATTCGTGGCACAACAGGCGCAGTTCACCGCTGGGACCAGGGAGTTTGACGAAATCAAGGGGATGATCAAGGACTATCATGATGCGGGAGAAAAGCGCTTTGACACACTCATGAAAAGGCATGATGATCTCGTCAGCCAACTTCTTTCAGAAAGAGGTAAAGCCAACCAATGATCCACACCAAGGATTTCCAGATAGCCCTGGCCCATACCAAAGGGATTGAAGGGCCAGAATCAGACCATCAGCTTGACCCTGGCGGGCAGACCGTTTGGGGCATTGCCCGTAATCGTCATCCGAAATGGGAGGGGTGGGCTCTTGTTGACCGCGGCGAGCCTGTCCCGAACGAAATGGTGGCGCTCTTTTATAAGATGAACTTCTGGGATGCAATAAACGGTGACAGACTGGCAGCGCTTTCAAGGGATGTCGCTATCGAGGTCTTTGACACAGCCGTGAATATTTCACCTGTGAGCGCCGGAAAGATCCTGCAGGAGGCGATGAACTTGCTCAACAGAAACCGCATGCTCTACCAGGACCTGCCGCTTACCGGAAACATCCGTGACATGACCATCGGTAACCTGAAAACGTGTATCATGGTTGGGCGACTTAAGAAACTGGTAAAACTTCTTAATCACCTTCAGGCAGAGTATTATATCAACCTCATGCGATCGAACCCGGAGAGAGAAGAATTTTCAGGATGGTTCGAGCGGACTTAAATATTGACATTCACCTACCGATAAGGCTACAGTACGACCAACACCTGATCTGTTGATCGTGTCCAGTTCTCCACCCCCGAAGCCCGGGAAGGCCTGACCAACCTTCTCGGGCTTTTTCGTGCCAAGCTCAATGGTCATTTTTCCGCTCCATTTTCAGAAATTCTAGAACAATTTCAATTGCCCTTTGGTTTTGTTTTGGCCATGCCCGATTAGAGCAACATGCCGACATGTTTTAAGGTTTCGTATTTGTTCGAGATGTAAGCCGGAAAGCTTGCAGGTTGCGTAAACATTGACCCCCATTGCTTCCGGCACCCACGCCATAGCATCAAGGCCGAGAGATTTCATTGCTTGTGCCGCTCGCTCTTTCAGTTGTTTCCTCGATCTTGGCTGCCAGTAGAGAACGCACCGACACTGGCGATCTGACCATTGAGGATGTGCTTCTTGCATTCTTTCCTGGTGGCCTGATAGATCGAATTCTGAATGAACAATATAGAGCTGTCGTGAAGTGTCGAAATATTCAGAAACATGCGGAGCATGTGGCGGACATCGGTCTTCCGTTCCATAATTTGGGCAACCTTTCGGGTGCCCAGGATAGGGGATTTTACACCACGCCCCAACCTGAGAGCTGAGAACCAACCGGGCGACAGGTATTATGTACGGCTCCATTTCCCGCTCCATTTTCGGAAATTTTAAAAAGTGATACTCAGTTATAATATGGAAAATTCATCACGCGCAGTTGGTATCCCGCTCAGTCTATCCTACCAACGGCTCCTCACGACTGCGCCACGTTGCCGCTACGCGCAATGAACTGTATGATTATCAGAACGGCGCCCGACCGGTTCGTGCCGGTTGCTTATCTTCCTGCTCGGCGAGGGCTTTGTCGGCTTCCTGTGAAGACATTTCTTGTCCGCCTGTCGGCTCATCGGGAAGAGGGGGCTCTTCTTCTTTCATCTCGCCGGTATTGGTATCGACATTCCCCGGTGGCGGTTGATCGCTCGACTCCTCAACATTTGTCGCGGTTATGTCAATCGCTTCCTTATTGGCCTCTTGTTCGTATTCCTGTCGGTTCTCAGCATCTCGCACCGACACCTCGTTCTGCAGAAGAGATTGGTAATTATCGTCCACCTTCTGGCTGTCGATGGTGATATTTCCGTAGGCCGCCCGCTTGATGGTCTTAAGGCACATTTCATCGAACCAACCATCAACCTTTTCGGTGCCGGATTTTTCGCTCCTCCCGGTCTTCTCGTTCTTCTCCCAAACATCCTTTTCCCCGCCCCAAAATTCAGTGCTGGCATACTTCGGTTTGCGCTTGAGGATATCGGCCAAGGACATCACGACGAGCCGGTTGCGGGCAGGATCCTTGTATGAGTGGTAATAGAATCCGCCAACGATCTCGCCGCGGTTGAAAGGATTTTCGACATTGAAGATATAGGATTCAACCTCGTTGCCCTGACCTTTCTTGAATATTTGGAAATTGTCGTTTGAATAGACCAGTTCGCAAATCACGATAGGCGGCTCACCGAGGGAATATTTTTCAGCCTTCAATTCCAGACCGCGATATCCTGGAATGAAGCCGATGTCGTAGAGATTAGTGGTATTGTTCTTGTACGGAATCATGTGGACGTGGTTCTTTTCAAGAGGATCCCATCCGATCCTGGCTGCTGCCACCACGTTTCGAGCGAGGAGTTCTTTGTTGACGTTGTTCCAGGTGATCGCCAACTGGTCTCGGTATTTTTCCGATTTCTTCAGGCGCTTTTCTTCGGCCACCTTCAGAACGGTATCAATTGCCATGAAGTAATTCTGAGCAAGGCGTTTCTGCGCCTTGGTCAGGGCGATCTCCCCGACACCGGAACCGAATTCCTTGATGACCATGTTCATGAACCGCTCGGAGACGCTCGCTTGAGCTACTTCCAGGGCGCCTTGATTTGCCGCGGTTGCCGCCGGCAGTTTGGTGGTTGTGCTTTTTTGACCTTTCATTGTGGTAGTTCTCCTTGTTGATGATTTTTCCGTTGATGACACTCAGATTTTCTTGCCTAAAAATTTCCCCCGAATATGGGAATGGTAATGCTTGCCGATACTCTTGGCAGCCAGGAGAGCGTCGTAATCGCCCTGCGGTACTTCAGGGTAATAGTAGGTCCCGCCACTCTTGAATTGCACGGCCATGGTTTTGCTTTCTGCATCATAGCCGACGCCGAGAATATTGGATGATTCAACAGGATTGACAGGAATAACGATCTCGATCTCTTCCGGTTCCCATGCCTCCGGTGTTTCTTCCAGATTACTTGGATTTCCTGGATGGAGGCAGAAGCCGCACGGCGGGCTGATATGGCAGGAACAACCGCCAAACATCTGCCGGTCAATCTCGAATTCGTCATGCAGTTTTTGGCCAAGTTCGTTCAATTTTCTTTTCATGGTTTTCCTTTTTGAAATATTTTCTACTCCATTCTTGAATTTTTGTGAGACAACTACTCAGTTATTTATGCGGCCATCCCGTCATCGGTGAGCCATCCAGCCAAAACGCTAACCCCATAGTCATACCACCCCTTATCGGTCCATTTGCCGCAAATATAGGCTGCCCTCTTCTCCGGAATCTTCATTTCTGAGACTATCTCGCGAACATAGGCGCGTTCATTTGCCTTGGCTCGGCGCTGTAGCTCTTCAAGTAGCTTTCGCTCATCGTCTTTCATAAACCCGCTCCATTTCCGAAAATTATTGAGACAACTACTCAAACCCTTTCGTTAAGCTCGACCAATATGGTCACATTTTCATTAACAACAGAGAAGCCATGAACAATGACCCAGTGTTTTACTACAAGCTTATTGAGTTCTTCTTCGCATTCTTTACTGGAACCACAAATAATTTTATATTTCATAAAACTGCTCCATTTTCGAATTTTCGTGAGACATGTACTCAGTTAGTATCTCTCTTTTTCTAACAACTCATAATCCGCACTGGCATGGCGGATATCCAATGCCTTCCATCCCTGGTAACGCCGATTGCTTATCGTTAATCAAAGACGGCAGCGGACGGTCTTTCTGGTAGAGAAAAATATGTTTTTTACCCCGGAGGTCCCGGCCTTTATTTGTCACTGTCTCAATCTCAACAGCTTTGCACCACAGCCCATTATTTGCCTTTCGCAGTGATTGCCATTGGGCTTTGCGCTGGAAAGGGCAAAAAAAGCAGCCGCTCTTTCTCGGCACGTCGAGGCCATGATCGGTTATCAATCTCTTGCAACCATCCCTGTCGATACCGTGCTCTATCAACAGGTAGCGGTTCTCCACCCCTTTGCTTGTTGCTATTTTGGCTCTGCGGGACTCCCCAGCGTCAATGCCGATGTGCTGAAAACAAGGAGTTTGAATGTTCTTTAACAACACCTTCACCTTGAACTTATCTGTACACCAGCGCTTTATCCTGCTCGGCATTATCCGTTTTGCGATCGAGTAGTCATAGAGAGAGTCGTAGCCTTCGACATTTGGCTTCAGGATCGTCACGGGCCTGCCTGAAGCAATGAAATATTTGGCGTACTCGTATGTCTCAGGCCAATCTCCTCCATGATCAACAAACACCGCCTCAAACTCCATTTCTAAATCCTGCATCAGCAGGTATAGGGCAACCGAGTTTACGCCGAAACCCATCGATAGGTAATTTTTCAAATTCTGCTCCATCGCGAAAACTGATTATACTTTCTTAGTGGTCACAACCGGCCGCCACCTAGTTTATTTCCTGAACCATATCGCCGAACCTACACCGGCCCCCATCAAAGAACATTTTCACAGTTCCAGGATCGCCGTATCTGTTTTTCCTCACGATTATTTCAGCCAATCCTCGTAACGGATTGTCTTCTGACGTGTTATACACCTCATCCCGATAGATGAAGGCAATAACCCCTGCATCTTGTTCAATCGAACCAGATTCCCGGAGATCAGACATCATTGGTTTCTTGTCCGGTCGCTCATCACATTTCCGGGAAAGCTGTGATAGGGCAATGACCGGCACATTTAAATCTTTCGACAAAGCCTTAAGCCCTGCAGAAATTGCGGTAATCTCTTGCTCCCTGGAAACTGCCTTGGCTTTCCCGAGTTGCATATAATCGACAACCACCAGGCCAATAGATCGCCTCATGGCCTGGATTTTCGCTCTGGCTTGAATTTGGGTGATACCAAGGGCAGAGCTTTCATCAATGGTGATTGGCAGTTTCTTTAGAAAAATTGCCGCTTCCTGAACAGCCTTTAATTGATCAGGCGTCATTAAACCCCGATCCATTTTTTTGGTGTTCACGCCAGAGATGGTCGAGATGAGTTTTTGTACCAGCCTTTCAGATGCCATTTCCATTGAGAAAATCAACACCCCCGTCCCGGCCTTAGCCACATGATGGGCGATATTCATGACAAATGTGGTTTTCCCCATCGCTGGCCGGCCGGCAATAATAGTCACCTCTGCTTTTTGTAGGCCTCCAATCAGGCTGTCGAAATCAGCAAATCCGGTTGGAAGCCCAAACGTGTCTTTCTCACCATTATGGATTTCGGTGATGTGTTTGAGTAACGAATCAGTGATGACGGAGATATCCCTGGTATATTCGGTGTCATCGGTGGACAGATTAACGATCTCCTGGCCAAACTCATTCACCAGATCATTTACCGGGGCACCGTCATAGCATGATCCGGCGATTTCTTCGGCGACCTTGATCAACTGCCGTGCTTTCGCCTTCTCTTTCACGATCTGGCAAAAATCTTTTATTCTTGACCTTATCGGGACCACAGCACAAAGCGATGACAGGTATGCGAAACCTCCGACCTCCTCAAGTTTCGAAATATCCTTCAGGAAAGACGAAACGGTTACAAGGTCGACGTTGACCCTCTTGTGCCAAAGAGAATAAATTGCCTCAAAAATACTTCGGTGATGCGTCTTGTAAAAATCCTGCGGGGCAAGCTCTGCGACTACGGTTGTCACAGCGTCTGGGTAAAGCATGCATGTGCCGATGATAGACATCTCGGCCTCTATATTCTGCGGCGGGACTCTTGTTGATTGAAGACTGTGCGGCGCGTTCATAACTCAACCTTCTGGTATGATGAGCATGTTTTACGGCCCTCTTTCCAGCATGTGGTTTGGTGGTTGAGTTTGTAATTGCATCGCTCGCAGTCGAATAATTTATTGCTACCATCTTCCCCGAGTGAATCCTCCCACCTTCTCCCCGACAACCAACCTTGGGCGTACTTTGGTGTTTTCCCCTGAGCGATAATTCTCGGTCTCTCTGCTGCTTCGATTCTTGCGGCGTTTATAATGGCGTCGACGAGATTTTGCGAATATACGTCCAACCAGGCGTCAGCTGCCTCAGCTTTTGCTTTCGGGTAAGCAAAAGCTGCCCAGAAAAGATTGAAATTTTCAAGAACCTTTCCTTTTAATTTTCGTTTTTTCTTTGAAAGGTAAAAAGTCTCTTCTTCAACCTCTTTTACTCCACCGTCTTCGTCAGAAGCGGAAAGGTTGTTATTATTCTGTTCCTGTTCCTGTTCCTGTTCCTGTATTGGCATATGGTTTCGACATGGTTCCCTAAACCCTTCGGCAAACCCTTCGGCAAACCCTTTACCTAACCCTTCGCAACATGCTTTTATTAATAAGTAATTCTCGTTTTTCAATGGTCCGTCAGGCAACTCTGAAAACAGTTTTCCCCACATTTTTACCACATTCGGATTTGCCGGTTTATTGTGTTTCAGAAAGTTTGGAAGAAGGATAGTAAGGGTCCTTTCGTCATATTTAAACAAACCTGCTTTTAACCCTTCGGCAAACCCTTTGCCAAACCCTTCGAGGTTCATTCGAGACTCTTCAAGGAGCGATGCTTTCCCCGCCTTAAAGCAACCGAATGGTGATGAAAACGTTGTGGTGAGGAGGTGAAGAAAAACGAGTTTTCCATAGTCGGACATATAAGGAAATTTATCATCATTCCATATCAGACAATGCACTGTCCTGTATCTTGTCGATGATGTGCCCACAGTCACACCCTATGATTATCAATCAGTTCTTCGTGAACATCCTGCGAGAAAGGCATTCCAGATTCAAAAATTTCTCGTTTCTCCTTGGAGTACTCGCGCAATCTTTCTATCCAATCTTCAAAATCATCATCTATGTCATCTTTTTCTCGCATAGGTTTCACCAAAAAAAATGGCAAGCAGCTGGACCTATTCCACCTTCCAAGGGCACAGGTACCCAAGGTGGAATAGTTTGGCACGTCCAGCTGCTTGCCATTTTAAAAAAGTTTCGATTATTCAACATGTCACCTGTAATTCTGGTTTATCGCCCTTACTGCGCGGGTGCCATCCGCTAAGCGATGGCGTAAGAATACCATACTACATAGAACAGTCAAACTTTTTGAACAACTTAGTACAAATTATTATCCTACGTAAACTGTTTTACCGGTCGTTTCTGCAACTAATTTCTTAAACATCGCCTCATGGCTATTCGCCGACGAGAGATGAAGAAGATGAATTTCCTTCAACCTGCTTTTATCCATCTGCCTTAGGAGGTCTACTACCCGCTGAATGCTCATGTGGCTCTTTATAATCCGCCAGCAGCGCTCTTTTTCGACCAATCCGGACGCCACGTTCTCGGCGAGGATCTTCTCGCAAAAATTCGCCTCGATCATCAGGTGCGTAACCCCTGAGAATCGATACTTGCAATAGGCAAGATCGGTTATAAAGAGGACCTTCTCATCACCGGACGCAATAATGAATCCAAGTGGTTCTTCAGCATCATGAACCACGTCGAACGGCAGCACGGTCCATCCGCCAACCGTGAATTGCTGCAGCGCCTGGACGTGATTCATGCGGTGACCGGTCGCTCCGATCTGTTCTGCGGCACCTTTGCTCATAAAAACATCCACTCCGGCTATCATCATATCCTTTACCGCCTTCGCATGATCGCCATGGCCGTGACTGACCAGGCACCCAGCAGATGACGACAACTGAAAACCCATCGCTTCTTTGATCTTCGCAATACTGATTCCGGCCTCGATAACAAGTTTCGATTTCCCGTTATCGAGGAGGTAGCAGTTGCCGGATGATGATGAGGCAATTGTGGTTATTTTGATCATGGGTTTTGGCAAATATTCAGTTATAACCAATCTTTTCCTAACGTTGAGAATTCCATAAATCAGCTATGCGTTGTGCCACTATGCACTGCATTTCATATGACATGTTGTAATTATAGGTCGATGTGCATAGGGCCGTGCTGGTGCCGTCTGGCAGAGTTATCCGTACTGTCGGCTGACGGCGATTATCCCTGCTCCGCTTGACGTATGCCAAGCCATTCTGGAAGTCTTTGATATTGTCAGTGGTGAACCTTATTTCAGACATGTTAACCTCAGGCTGTGGGCTTTGGCTTACGAGCAGATTCCAGTGCTCTGGCGTGGCTTGCATGCAAAGAAGCCCTGTGTTCGTAGTGTGTTTGAAGCGTCCGCAGCGCCCTTGCGAGAGTGCCGTCTGTTGCTTCAGATAGCCATGGGGAGTTTTTACCGAAACCCGAACTTTTCACTTCATATTCGACAGTTTCATTTCTCTCTCTTCTCACGACTTGTAAAGTTGAAAGCCGATTAAACCCGCTACTCTGTATACCGGTGGCAGAAAGATATCCGCCCACGTCAGAGTACGGTCTATGCACCGTCCATTCGTACCCAGGCATTATTTTCACGAGTTCTTTTCTAAATTCAGATGTGTTCATTTCTGCTCCATCGCAGATATTGATATTACTTTCCTATTGAGCCTCGAAACGCAGTTTCTTATCCGGTTCCGACACCACCATGCAAATCACCTGACTCTTCATCTCCGGCATGGTGGTCAGTGATTCTTTCCCATCCACAAATACCATCGGATGGAAGCCGTAGTAGTCGCCAACCACATCGATGATTTCCAGCCCGGCGTGGATCCTCTTTGCATGGTTGAGAGAATTGTAGGGCACCCCGCAAACTTCGGCTTCGCAAATTGGCTCGATACCGCCGTTGATCTGGTTCTTGAATAATCTGAATCGCACTGTGGGGAATCGGCTGTTGATTACGCCTTCCAGCATCTCGCATTTCTTTTTGATCAGGGTTTCGATAAGGAAGAGGTTGCGCTCAGTTACCTCGAATTTCGCGGCCAGGTCCTTCTCTTCTTGCTTGAGTTCGGCAATTCGCGCATCGTCTTTTTCAGCCTGATCAATTTGAGCGATTACTTTCTCGGTTTCTTCGATTGATTTTTCGAGCCTGGTTTTTTCGGCTGTCAGTTTCTCTACCAGATCGCGGCTCCCCAACTTGTTCTTTTCCAGTTCCAGATGGAGGTTGCTCATGGAAAAATCAAGGGCGGTGAGTTCCTGAGTTTTGCCGTCATCATCTTTTGCCTTTTGCAACTCGCCGGTGACTTCCTGAATGCTTTTTTTGAGGTCGGTAATGGTTTTGCCTGTGGCTTCTATCTCGACGCCATACGCCTTAATTTCGGCATCCAGTTCGGAGATCCGCTGGTTGTTCGCCTGGCCGGTTTCCACGCACTTGGTCAGTTTTGTGGACTTCTCCAAGTTGAAGGCCTTCTCTGCTGCCTCCAGTTGATCTGCCGGGAGAACCTGAGAACAATATGGGCAGTGATCTGCCGGGAGAACCTGAGAACAATATGGGCAGTGGTTTCCGGTGAAAACAAGGGCGTCGATAGCGGCATATTCATCCCTGAGCTTCTCCGTCACCTCGACGGTGTGCTGCCGGTCGCTGGTGGCTATGCCGAGATTGGTTTTTGCCGTGCTGGTCTTCAGGTTGAGTTTTGGCTCTTCCTGTTTCAAGTTGTTGAGCCGCTCTTGGATATCCTGGACCTTCTTGTTCTTGGCCTGCAGAATGGTATTTTTCAGCTGAGTGATCTGCAATTCGACATCGGCGATCTTCGCCTTGGTCGCCGCCACCCCGCCACCCATTTCCGCCTGGGTGAGTTCGGTGTTTTTGGCCGCCAGCAGGTTTCTTGTCGACGTGAGAAAATCAGCCTTGGCGCTCTTCTGGCCGGAATCGACATTCTCCGGCCGGCCACGCTGCACCTCGTCAATCCTCGCCGGAATGCCCTCGATCTTGGTATTGATTTCTTTCCGCTGCGACATGATGGTCGCCTTGAAGGCTTCCGGATCTTTTCCTTGAAGGAGAGCAGGAAGAGCCGAGAGTTCGGGGAAGGCGTTGATGACATCGGCGTCAGTGATGGTGCCGCAGATATTAAGCAGAAGAGTTATCCGCTCCTTCCAGTGCATGGTCTCGTTGAAATAGGTGCAGGATGTGAGCAGTTTGAATATCTGTTCGCCGGTAGTGATCTCGCCAACCTTAATTTTATAGGCACCTTCGGTGACCGGCGTATCGTCGATATAATATTCTGTCGTGTGCCCCGTCAATTCCTTTAGGACCGAGCCACGTTGTTTCGTCCACTTCTCAGTCATTACCCTGCAAAGGGAAGTGGTTCCCTGGGAAATTCCATTGGTGAAGACGGCTTTTACTTCACACTCAACTGGTGCGATTGGGGTCCCAACCATGCCGATCGGTTTGATTGCGAAGTTAGCTTGGTCCAGGCTGTCTTTGCCAAAATAGAGCCATTGTACGGCATCGCAGATCGTTGATTTGCCGGTGGCATTGTCACCATAGACGGTCAAGTTCTTGCCGTCCGGGGTAAAAGTAAAATTGGTGAATCCCTTAAAATTGCGGATTTGTAATTCTATCAACTTCATGGTAATATTCTCCTTGTGGGTTGGCTCGTCACGCCGTTGCTCCCCGGTCCATTCTCGTTTGGGCCGGGGAGTTTTTATTTCAGGTTGGCCTTATCGAACGTTGATAATTGGTACCTGCAACTCACCCATCGCTTCTTTGATTTTCTCCATCTCGGAGTTGAAGGCATGGTCCAGAATCTTATGCAGATTCTGCATGACAAAGAAGATTCTCAGGCTGCCGTCCTCGACCGAGAACCGGAGGCTGCACTGAATTTCGTAAGGCTTGGTGCCGTAGAACGGCGGGACGGTAATGGTGAAAGCAGACCGAAAATCCATGTCTCCCTTCTGCTGCTCACCCTTCACCTCTTCGGAATATGAAACGTTCTGTTGACCGGTGGCGGTATCGATCGAACTCTCCCATTTCGCCCGCTTCTTGACCTTGAGATTTTGTACCATGGTCAGCATCTCGCCGGCTGGTGGGTCGCTGATACTATCAAGGTTTTCTTCGATGAAATAGGCAATGTCCATTTGCCCCATGTGAACCCTGTTCTTCCCAAGCCATCGCTTGAATTCTTCAGTGGCGACCAGCTCGAAATTGATACTCCTGTCGCTGTGCCCAGCCTTCTCGCCATTCTCGGCGAAGTTGATGATAGCCTTAAAGGTACGCTCCTCCACGTCAGCTTTGATGATGGTGGTGGCCGGGATTAACTCCCGTCTTACCATGAGGACGAAAGAGTCGACGTCGGCAACGGTCACGAGTCCGGTGTTCCGCATCGGCCGGCCGGTTTCCCTGACTATTCTGCGGTCTTCCATCTCCTCGTTGCGCTTGGCGAGGTCGTGAGTTGCCAACGAACATCCTTCCGGAAGGATGGCATAAAGCATCTCCTTTTCTTCATTTACTTTCGCCATAGCCAATCCATTCATAAGCAACTCCCTGATCGACTCGGCAGCCGGGATTTTCTCCATTTCTTTCATGAAAGTTCTCCTTCTTGTTGGTGTGTATTTGATTTCTTACTGGATCACTGGACCCTGATTACTTCGCCTGTTTCAGGGTTCACTCTTACAGATTCTTCCTCTCCGTCAACCCTCACGGTATCAGCCTTGGTTTTCACCTTCACGGCGTCGCCAAGGGACATCTGCCTGGGGCTCCGGCGGGTGATATTGCCATCCGAATCTGCGAACATCACCGTAGGCTGTACGGTGAATTGAGGCACCTTCTCTTTAAAGTCATCCTTGATAATTACCTGCATACCTTGTGGGGAGAATGAGAGTTTCAAGATAAGTTCTCCCTTCTTCCCGGTCTGCACACATGCCGCAGTGATGTTTTTCACTTTCTCGTAAAGTTCCGCCACGCAATCACCGTCTCGCAGCTCTCCAAGAAAAAGAATACCGTCAGCGTATGTTGCTCTGTTTTCTTCCTTCACTTCTGTTCCTCCATCGGTGAAATCCAACGTTTCGATACGAGCTCGACTTCCTCGGCTCTTCCTTCAACTCTTCGAGGTTCAGCGCCCGCCTCCTGTCGTATCGTTTTCGGCCCATCGCCTAAACTCCTCCTCCATGAACATGAGGGCAATCCCTTTCTTGACCTGCCCTGTTGAAAATCTGTACAGCCTCCACCCGTTCTGAGCGAGAAGAGCATACTTGATGCAATCACCTTCAAACCCGGTGATTGAGGTATGCCTGCCGCCATGGTAAAGGCCGCCCTCCACCTCCAGTGCTACTTTCTGCTCCGGCCACGCGAAGTCGATCCTGTACTTTCTCCCGGGCAGGAATAAAAACTCACGCTCCGGGATGGGATGTTTGAACGCCCTGATGGCCAGATAAAAACTCTCTTCCGCTTCGGACAATTCCTTGCTCATCACCCTTCCTCTCAGGTGAAGAAGTAGTTCGGCTCAACCCCAAATTCCGCGCACATTTTTTCGAGCGTCGGAACCGAAGGGGTAATCGATCCGTTCTCATACCCGTTCACGACAAAATTGGTTTTCACGCCGATGCGCTTACCAAATGAGTAAACCGTGAGCTTATGCTTCTCTCTGAGTTTCCGTACTTTTTTCGGCTTAAACTTGAACATTTTCCTAACCTCCAATGTAGTATTATGCTACTAGCGAATGAGTATTGTTTAGCACATAATTATTTACTGTGCAAGGGTATTATTGCACTAATGCGTTTTTATAGAAATAGGTTATTGACAGTTGGTTTTTGGAATGGTAGTTTTGTGGGGAATAGTGGTGGGGTGGCAGGCAATAAAGCCCTGCCATATTCGAAAGTATAATCAGTTTTCGCGATGGAGCAGAATTTGAAAAATTACCTATCGATGGGTTTCGGCGTAAACTCGGTTGCCCTATACCTGCTGATGCAGGATTTAGAAATGGAGTTTGAGGCGGTGTTT